CTATGCTACGGTGTGTGGCGTGGTGTTGGGCTGTGTTGCTGTGTTTTTCTTCTCTAATACATGAAGGAGGTTGTGCACGCCTTCTTCAGTTTCTGTGATGCCATTTTCAACTTGTTGGATGGCGTTCAGGAGAGCATTGAGATCGAATGTTCTCTCGAGTAAGGGGGCGAATTCGTCACCGAGTGAACCGATGACCGAAGCAATGGCATGGATGCGTGTTTTGGTTGAGGCATTTTCGCTTGAACCTAGGGCGCTCTCAATGAGGCCTTCAAGGGACGTAATGACGTCAGAAGCGGTGGTCATGGGGGAGTATCCTTATATGTGTGATGAAAATGGTGCGTCCCGGAGTTATTGAGTTCTCCGGGTTTATTCATGAGAGAGCGTCATTTTTTGGGCTGTGATAGACCGTCGCGACGTCCGGCTTGGAAACGATTGGTCGCCCATCCAATATTGAGTGCGACCGTACTAACAGCACGATAAATGAGCTCCCAGCGTGAGTTACTGGCAGGGGGGCGTACGCTGATCGTGATAAGCTTGCAGGCAATAATCACACCGGTAACGATCAGGCCGATATTGTTAGGTAAGAGGTCAAGAAAAGAGGTGATGTCCATAAAGTCTCCAGACATAAAAAACGCCTCAGCAGGCGGTCTCTTGAGCGATGGTATTGACGAGGGGGCCGTAAGGGTCTTGGCCATTTTCGACCCGTATAATGGCGTGCATAAGGGCCGCTAGTCGGTCAGGTGTGAGAGGGCCAAGGGGTGCGGTGGGTTTTACATTGAGATGCGAGGCCACCGTTTGAGTATAAGCATTGGTATTATTGTCGTCAGAAGGTGGCGCCCATTTAGCAATGATGCCGTCAATAGTGTCGATCCCATCACGCTGCTGGTAGCGTAGGAGTTGGTCTCGCAATGCGCGGAGGCCGTCTTGAGCGGTGGGAAATACAGCGAAGCGCCCGTGGGGCCCCGGCTCTTTATGGGCGCCGGCTTGGCCAACATAATTGAGATTGCCGGGATTATGGTTGCGGATACCGCGAGGAAGAGAGGAAGCCATAGCTACCATCCAAAACTGCGTTTGCAGAGCTCAAATAGCCCAACGGCAATGCCGCCGCCTGCACCACCTGCGACGGTGAGAAGCATGGTCTTGCGGTTGTTCATCTCGGTCATTTGTTGGGAGATTTTGGCAAAGCCATCATTCATTTGTGAGGCGACGGCGCTGACTTTGTCAGAGAGCGATTGAATGCTTTCTTGAGCGTATTTCTGCTTGGTTTCGAGAGTGACCACACGGTCGCGGAGCTCATTGACTTCGCCGCGTTTGGCGCAGTCAGTATCAATCATGGGAAGTGAGTGTCCTTATAAAAAAACCACCTCAGCGGGTGGTGTTATTGGTCGAGAGATGCAGGAGCAGAGGGAAGTTCCCCCCACGCTTTTTGGGCATTGGCTAAATTTTTTAACGCTCGGTAATAGGCTAGAGTCTGCGGGCCACAAAGCCGTTGAACGACGTGATCTTCTAACGCGTCACGAAAAGTGGTGAGTTCATTTTGTGCAATGGTTGAGGCCATATTACTCATGGAAAATTGTGGGTCTGAGTGCTCAGGGTCACCAAAATTATGGCCACCAAAGATTTGATCGGTCATGATGCTGTTCCTTTTTGTGAGGTTTCGGGGATGCCCCAAAGAACGAATGAGGTGGCTTCTTTGCTAAAGCCAGGCCATCCCGTAGGATGTTGAAAGATAAAGCTTTTCCTGCCGACGGCGATAATGCGAGGCCCAGATGTTGAAGAGCTTCCTGTATCGCTGACAGGAGAAATGGGACTTCCATCCCAGTTTAGGGGAACAATGTGTGTTGTAAGCTGGATGAAAGGAGGTACTTGGAAAGAAAGACCATTGGGATAAGCGATTTCTTCTTGGTTGCCGGCACCTCCATCGCATGTAATGCGGAAAAAGGTGGCGACGACACCGTCTTCAGAGGTGTTTTTGATAGAGCCAAGTGAGGCTTGGACGCCGGTAGGGCCTTGGGGGCCTGGCTTCCCATTAGGGCCGGCAGGACCGGCCGGGCCGACGGTGCCCTGAGGGCCTTGGTCTCCTTTCGGCCCTGCTGGGCCGGTTTCGCCTTGAGGGCCGGTAGGGCCTTGGGGGCCTTGGTCTCCTTTTGAGCCTGCTGGGCCTGTATTTCCTATTGGCCCCGTGTCTCCTTTGGGGCCAGTTGGCCCTTGTGGCCCGGCTGATCCTTGGAGAGTTGCGATCCAATCGTTGAGGGAGCCTGTATAGCCCTGCATGACAGCAAGCTGATACGCACTAAGTCCCGTATCTCCCTTGGGGCCACGCTGCAGCGCTGAATGTGGGATTAATGCTGCATGAGGAGCAGCGGTCGGATCAGATGAGATTAAACCGAGAACGGCATCATCTTCTGAAGGCGTATCGTAACGAGGAAGGCTGGTAATGGGGGCTGTTTGGGGAGGATTGGATGATATTGAAGTAGGCGTGGTGGATGTCTGTGTGGAAGAATCTGTCATAACAGTCTCATAAAGTGAGTGGAGAACCGTCTTCGAGCGTAAGAACAGTGCCGTTATTGGAAAGGGATGAGGGAGGGAGGCAGTAATTACCAGGCAAGCGAAGAGGGGCAGGCGCTAAAAATGTTGTATTATCGTTTTGTATATTTAATGTAACATTAAGCGTGTGCTGCCGTCCCGCTGTGGTAAAAAGTGTCATGCTGATCGTCGTTAAACCAGGTGTTCCTCCTGTGAGGGCTATGGCAGCCTTGCCCTCGACAACGCCCCACCAAAGAAGGGTCAGACCACTTTGTGGCGGAAGAGTAACGTCAATAGCGTCTAAGAGATCACCGCTATCTTGGAGCCAGAGAGACGGGTCAAGGGCATAATCAAGCGTGTCGCTTTTGAGTTTATCGGGCCATTGCAGGCTGACTGTCGGGTCGATGGGGACAGGAAGCGTGCGTGCCCGTGATAATCGGGACATAATGATAAAGTCTCATAAAAGTGTCAGGAGAGAGGAGTTATGATGTTAGGTGAGGCACGTTGGCCGCAATAAAATAGGACAAGGGCATTTCTTATTGTGTTGGCTCAGAAGGCGCTGTTGGTAGAACAGTGCTGGTTGTGTCTGAGCCATTAACAATAGCACGCAAGACTTGTACGTAATCGCGCATTTTAGGGCCAAAACTCTCGCCCATGGCCGACACCATACTGGCCTGTTGTTGAACAGCCTGTAGAGATGTCTGTGCTTGGTCTTTTAAGGGCGGAATGTAGGGTGTCGGGGTGAAGGGAATAATCTTTCCTTCAAAATATGCGGCACATCCGCCAAGACCATTTTGGTTATACTGTATGTCGTCCCATGTTTCTTGGGTCATATCTGGAAGATAGAATGCCTTATACCCTTCTGGTGTTTTATAGGACGGTGGTTCTGTGCCTTCGTCGTAATGTAGAATGTCCCACCCAACAATTCTGGCTGGCTTTGTCGGTTCGGCATCAGAATGCACTAATACGACAAATATGCTCAGCTGTGGCAATATAATTGGCTGGTGCGTGTCGTGGGATAGGGGTGTATTGGGGGATGTCATTATGCAGCCCATCCTTCAACGGTTACATCAATTGTGACTGGGGTCGTTTCTGCTTGAATCTGACCAGAATTGTTTTTATCAATCGTTTCGATTGCGACTTGACAATTAAAACGATTGGGTAAGGTACTATAAAAATAGTTGACGATGTGGAGTTGCCCATTTCCATTATCTTGAGGAGAAAAACTGGCTACGACGAGGTCATCACGCGCAAAAGCGATTGGCCATGTGATGAGGCCCCCGTTGGATACTTGCACGCGAAAGCATTGTCGCATACGTGGCGCACCTGTGTTGCCTGTCTCGAGAACATTGTTACCCGTTGGTGTTGTGATTGTTTTTTGTGCCGGGTTGAATTGCCAAGATTGGTAAATTTGTCCCGGATTATTACCCCCCAGAACAAGACGCATATTGCTATCGTCTTTCACTTGCCCCCAGACTGAGCAAAAACCACCGCCAATTTTGTATTGAATTTGTGGAGAGCCTTCCCATGACCCGTAGGTATTCCCGGCGTCTAGTATAAGTCCTCCAGAGGACGTATCACCAAAGCGGCTGAGCTTAGCACTGTCAAGGGCGGCAGTATCGTCGGTAGTTGCAAGGATTTTTCCCGATGCAGAACCGATATTTTGCACAGTAACCCGGCCATTCCCTACATCATCAGCTTCAAGAAGGATATGGCCGCTTGGTGTGGTAATGCGCCCGTCGTCCGAACGGAAGCCCCACGCTTTGTTGGTGCCATCTACGTTCTGAGCATAGAGTAATGTTTGGAAGTTTCCATCATTACGAATTTGGCCAAAAATTGCTCCTAATGCCTTCGATTTTTGAAATCTGAAAATGCTTTGCGGTGTTGCGGCCCAAGGGGAAACAGTGACATCTGATTCATAGATGAGGTTTCCAGGCATTGTATCGCCAAAACGATTGACTTTGCTGGCGACGTCGTCAAGCGTTGCAAGAGTTTTGCCAGAGGCAGAGCCTATATTCTCAAGAGTGACATGACCATTACCCGTGTCTACGCCTTCTAGAAAATGGGTTCCGCGTTCGGTGGTGATATTACCTTTCGTATCTGCGCTGAGAAGGGTATGATAATTTCCACCACCATCACGTAAGACTAAGCGGCCAGTTGTTACGCCCGCATTGGCATCATTAACAAGCTGAAGAAAAAACTGCTCTGCGTTAAGAGATGCTCCAATCGGCTGAGTGAGTTCAAGATTCCCTTGTTGGTATGTTCCTTGAGAAAGGACAGGGCTGTGAAAGCTCGTATTGCCCGTAACGTTGAGCTTGCCATTAATAATGGTTTGGTCATAATTATCGATTTGGATTGGAAGATGGAAGTTTCCACCGCCATCACGTAAGACCAGTCGTCCGGACGTATAACCAGTGTTGTTATCATTGACGAGCTGAAGGTAGAATTTCTCTCCTTCTAATGCAGCGCCAATTGGTTGAGTCGCATAGACATTTTTTGATGGATTAAATGTTCCTGTTGAATACAGAGCTCCTGTAAGTGTATCTCCAGAGCGGTTTATCTTGGAGTTTTGAATATCAGAGATTGCTGCATTGAGGTTATTATCGGTATCTGCACGAATTTGTGATTCATTACTTAGCTGTAAAGATGTTGCAAAGTCACCGCTTTCCCCTGGAGGGCCAGCAGGCCCTTGGGGGCCAGGGTCGCCCTTGTCGCCTTTTGCTCCTGCGGGAAAGCTTACCGTTGATGTATGGACTTGTCCGTCTTGGCTTTGAACATATAAAGTTCCATTACTGGTTTGTCCGGCTGTAATATCTTCTTGTGAGACAGAAATTTTGGTAATAACCCCGCTCCCTTGGTCTAACACATGAAGAGGAAATAAGGCGTAAGAGGCCACGCCGCTTTCATCTGTTTGAGCGCCAAGGATGCGGTTAAGTGGTTGAGACGATTTGGCTAAGGGAAGAGTATTAGGATCAGAGAGATCGGTCATGTATGAAGACCTTCTTTATTGTGTTGGGTTAGAAGGTGCAGTGGGTAAAGCTGTGCTTGTCGTATCTGAACCATTGATAATAGCACGTAAAGATTGCACATAATCGCGCATTTTGGGGCCAAAGGTTTCACCCATTGCTGAAACCATGCTGGCTTGCTGTTGTGCATCTTGTAGAGAGCTTTGGGCTTGTACTTTCAGCGGCGGAGGCGGTAAAGGTGGGGGGTTATATGGTGAAATGCTTCCGTCATCATTGATTTGAGCTTGACTATTCCCCGAAAAAAAATGCCATTCCCATTGTTCTGTCGTGAGGGGAATCATTTGAGTGGTGGGAGGAAAAATTGTGTCGTCGTAATTCATATCCCACGTATCGTACCATCCAGTAATTTGCTGGGGTCTTTCCTTCTCATTTAAAATGACACCATAATAACGGTTAGGCCATGTATCTTTTCTTTGATCTATGGGGGTGGGAGACGATTTTTTTTCTGTTTCGGTATTCATAGTATATCCTTAGATACTGACGGCACGGATAGCGAGCCATACGGGGTCTGTCATGTAAGACGCTAGAGCATGCTTTCCTGTAAATAAGTGGTTAAGGCGGACTCGGAAACCTGTATTGCTCATATCAATATTTCCGTTATCGTCCGTAGTGTTGATAGTGGCAATGACAGTGTTATTATTGTTTCCATCTTGATTATCATTCCATGCAGATAATACGGTCATTGAAACAATAATGTTACTATTGTTGTTCTGGTCTGTTTGATAGTTGGTGAAAGGTTGTGGAAAAGCTATCCAATCTCCATGCCGTGCCTTTGCCCAAAAGGCTTGATCTCCCCCTCTACTTTGTCCTTGTAGTGTGGGGACGAGGCCTCCTGTTGGTGTAATGATGCTGTTATCTGCATTAAAAAACCAACTATGGTCTATGTTGTTTTCATCTCTAACGGAGAGGGCTGCGCTTGCATGGCCTGTATTGCCAAGAAGTTGAAAGCTGGCTTGTGTCGAGGCCCCGTCCACAGTGCTACGTAATGTGCGACCATAGTAATTTCCGTTCCATATATTGCCAGATAAAAGAAGGTCACCCGTCATGGTATCACCAAAACGATTGACTTTGTTCTGTGTTGCGGCGTTGAGGTCGCTGTGCGTTGCGAAATCACCCGCTTCCTGTAGGTAGGTGAGGTGGTTGTTTTCGTCGACTACGCAGGGAATGCCATTATTGCTACTGCGCCAGATACGTGTAATATTAATATCATTACCACCGTAGCCATCGCCCTTAACAATATGCATGACAGAGCCGTCATTGATATTGGCAAGAAGGTTTCCGTTTGTGCCTTTCCATATGTTGGTGAGTGTTAGATCGCCGTCAGAGTAGCCGTGACTTGTGATGTAAGAACCTTCCGGCTGCACATAGAAAAATTTTCCACTAGAATCATTATGAGCCCATATTCTTCCGGTTGTTTTATTGATGCCGATTTCGTTGAGCTGATAGTCAGTATCGTAAGGGTGAGATCTAACAACATCCGAAAGCGCTGTATTTAAGTCGCTATGGGTTGCGAAGTCTCCTAATTCTTGCAATCCAATAATGTTATTATTTTGGTCTTGGATGTAAGGTATTCCTTCATGACCACGCCATAAACGTGTAATATTAATATTATCGCCGCCATAGCCTTGTCCGGACACAAGTTGACTTTCAGCGTTCTCGGCGCGCTGAATTTCGGCATTGAGATCAGATGTTAAGGCAAGAGAACGCCAACCATTGCGTTGGTCATTATAGAGGACGCGATTGGTGCTTCCTTCTGTATGAAGGCCTTTTCCCTGTAGGTCTCCTGACACTATCCCTAACGTTCCGGAAACGTAGGTGTCATTGGTATTGAACGAGATCCATGCGCCGCCCAGACCATTACCGGGAGTGGTTGCGTTTTCATCTTGAGTACTGATCCAGAAAAGGCCGGTAATATTGGGATCACAGACAATCGCATTTTTTCGGTAACCCCCAATACGATTAGCGATAGTCTGGTCGTACACTCCCATATAGCCTGCTTGTGGGAAGAGATCGAATACGCCAGCTGTCATATTGAGAGAGGCAACATCTCCGCTGCTAAAGGCTTGAGCGGTTGTGTTCTCTTGCCCACGTTGAACGGTAAGAGTGTCACCATTGCGACTGAGGACTGTGCATATTTCAAATTGATCGGGGTTTTCAACAGAGGCAAGCGTAAGGGCAAAGAGGTCGCTGGGAGGTTGAGGGGAAGGAAAGAGGCTCCCTGATCCAGCGGTAAGGGTAAGGGTTGTATCATACGACGTGATACTGCGTGCTAACTGCGCCTTAGCACGGTTGGTATAACGGTATGGCATGATTTTTTATTCCTAAAAAGTGATTAATATATAATATTCAATGCATTTTATTTGAAAATAATGACCTTTCACCGTTTATTGTTTTGGATTTTCTGGAGGGGTGGGAAGGTGAGTTTGAGTAGTGTCTGAACCGTTAGCAATAGACTGTAAAATTTGTACATAATTACGCATGTTAGGGCCGAACGTTTCGCCCATCGCTGCAACCATTGTTGCTTTTTGCTGAACTGTTTGCAGAGCATTCTGAGCTTGCATTGGTAATGGTGTTACATAAGGTGGCGGTTCGTAAGAGACGATCTTGCCGTCTTCAAGTGCTTTGGGGGTGTAATCCTGCTGCATGGGTGGCCAGTGGTCATCATCCATGCTTGGCATTAAGATAGCTTCGACATCTTCAGGAACGTCGATACGGTTCCAGCCGATGATCTCGCGAGTTTTGTTGGGATCTTGTCCCGCTTTAACGATAACGTAATAAAGATTGTTGGGCATTTATTTAGCTCCTGTTACTGTAAACATAACCGGGATGGGGGTGATTTGATTCGTAAAGCTGCTTCCAGTCCATACATTGATGCTGATGATGACGCGGAAGCGGTTGACTTCAAAGAAATTAATGACGTGTAAATGATCATTCCCACTATCTTGCGGAATCGCTGATACTTGCACGTTGTCGTTACTAAATTGTTGTGGAAACGTGACAGCTGTATCGTGTGACGCATTAACCGTAAAGCGCTGCGTAAAGCTCGGATCGTTGTTTTTGCTGCTTTCCATTAGCATATTGCCGCTGGGGCAGATGATCGCGCCGTCTCCTCCGGGATACCAGTTCGATCCAGTCCAACCGATCGCGCCGCGCGGATAACCATTGACTATTGTTGTGGGGGTGAGGGTGAGCGCATACTTACCGCTATTGATGGCAAGTGGGCCCTGTACAATGGAGGACTCTGTTCCTAATGCGAAATTAACATCGTTGCTAGGGGAGTACCCCACCATATTTCCGTCATTTTGGAAGGCTACACGTCCCCCGTTGTTATAGCTCACGCTGACAGCCGCCCCGCCAACAGAGGCAATCGTGTCAGTGTTGAGAGTGCCATTGACGACAGGATTTTGAGCGGGCAGGAGCCCGATATAATGGCCATCACTGTCAATGAAGGTGGGAGAAGAGCGATCGCCATTAGCCCCAGTGGAAAAGACAGCAGCACGAACGGCCCCGTCTGTGTTGTTGCCCTCACCAACGACGAGATAGCGCCAACCATTGGCCGCATCATTATAGAGCACTGCACCGCTATTGTTTTGCGTATGTAAGCCAAGTCCAGGATGATCTCCTTGAACCATGCCGTAGGTTCCAGAGACGAGTTGTCCTTCAGCTTGTTGTGCGCGTTGGCTTTCATTCTGTAGATCAGAAGTGAGTGCGAGAGGGCGCCATCCATTAATGCCGTCACCATAAAGAACGGCATTATCACTGCCGCGCGTATGGAGGCCGATCCCGGGATGATCTTCGCTCACTAGACCAGCGCTACCGGAAAGAGGAGCGCTGTCATTAAGGCTTGCAAGAGTATCGTGTAATGTGCGTAACCGTGCGAGAACCTCTTCAACGGTCATGCCATCGAGTGTTGAACTTGTATCCAGTGCAAGTTCCGTTGCTTGTCCATTAATGGCGTCTATTTTGTTGCCAATTGCCTGAGCAACAGTGGTGGATTTTACAATATCAGCACTATTTCCCGTATCGATGTAGGAGTGCCAGTTAGGTGTTGTGTTTTGAGGAGACATAAGGGTCCTTACAGAATATCACCACCAAAGTCCGTATTGCGAGGGACTGGGTGTAAGCTGAGGGTAAAAGTACGCATGGGGGGCACATTGAGGATGCCGTTTGTGAGGATGCGCCCAAGCAGTGCGGTTAGTTCGTCTGGCCAGTCAGCGCGGTCTAGGGTGATGATGACGCGTTTGCCGACACAGCGCACACTAACGGGGTGAGTGCTATTAAAGCGCCAAGCATGACCATTCTCTCCTGTGAGAAAACGCATAATGCGGCGTTTGAGCCACGGGATAGAGAAGTTTAGCCCATCCCCCTTATAAAAGTTCCATGTGAGGATACGCTTGAAGAGATCATCACTAATGGCACTGCCGTCATAATGTTTATCAATAGCGGTGTCATCAATGGTGAGGCGGTCTATGTCTGCGCCGTCAATCTCACCCGAGATACTCCGAATCTCGGTGTAGCTGATACGGTAGCGGAATTGTCCATAAAGACAGAATGCACAATATGTGAGCAGATTGCCTTCCAAGGCTGGCCCGATATAGAGCGCCATGGGGTGGGTGACCATCCATGAAAGGGATTCTTGGGCGAGCTGGTTATAGGCTTTAAAGAAGGCGACAATATTCGCATCATCAGAAAATTGCTGATAGGCGTGAGCGGGGGCAATGAGGTCTGTGCGCATTACCGCCTCACAAGAGAAATATCAGCAGGGGTGATGGTGAAATAGCTTTGAGGATCACCGGCTATGGTTGTCCCTTTTGGAGCGGGCAGAGTCAGAATATCGTCAAGATACAGCTCAAAGGAGAGCTCGGTGATGAGGTTCCCGGGGATGATCTTGAGCAAAGCGGCTTCAAAAGCCGTGCTGAGCTGCATGATATTGATAGGCTCATTGACAGAGAGGTTGTTGATATAGTCCGCTAGATTGGGGGCGCATAGGCGTGTTGCTGCGTCATTATCAATGATATTGACCGATGATGTCTGCCAATGGACAATCAAACGCACTTTCTGCTGTAACGGGCGGATGAATGGGATGTCATATCGGTCTGTGCCGTCAAGGAGAGTCGCTGTGAGATTACGGGGATTAGTTTCTACAAAGCCTCCGCTGCGATAAAGAGGCGCTGTGCTCGTATCTAGCGGGATAGTGAAGCGATACGCATCAAGTACTGTAGCGGTGAAGCTACCATTGATGCTTTCCATTCCTTGTGCACCACTGATCGTAACATTCTGCCCATTCGTTAGCCCGTGGGTGAGCGATGTGGAGATCGTGCATGGGTTGGATTGTGTGGCACTACTGACTGTATTGGTGCTGCCTTGAAGAGACAGGAGATCGAAGCAACTTTCATAAATAGCGCCAGCGATTTGTTGTGGGTCGCCACCATCGGCCGTGATGGCATAGCCTTGTGGAATACCATCAACATCACGGTTAATAGATACGGAAAGAGAACGTTCAATGATATTGGGTACTTTTTGCAGACAGCTTTTAATGAAGTTGGGCGTTCCCTGCGTGGTGGATTGTCCAGCTTGGATAATACGGGCACGGTAAGAGGCATCACTTTCCTCCTGTGCACCAATCGTTCCTGGCTGTGGGTTGATAACTGAGAGTGTTACCGATGCAGAAAGGCCGCTCACAACTTGCGTAATCGTGCCTGCGGGAATGCTATATTCCCCCGCACTGATGGCGAGCACGTAAATATTGGTCAGGCGTCCTGTTTCAGGAAGCGTGACATTCTCTTGTGTTTCATACAAATAAGTTCCATCACTGACTTGGAAACCCGCTCCGAGGAAAAGACCGGGTGTCCCTGTGAAAGTGACATATGCTGAAGGGTTGGCCCCTACACCACGTTTAACACCGTAGATTTCACCAAATTGATCCAGCATGGAAGACGTTACATTAAGCGGGGAAATGGCGTTAATGAGATCGACCTTGGCTTGATCAATTTGAAGGAGCGCTCCGACAGCGGTGGAAGCCATGTCTTCAATCAACGTGCCGGGGAGGTCTGTGGTGACACCGGGACTGAGTTTGGCGGCATGTGTGACCAGTTGATCGCGTAATGTGGACGGGTCTGTGGGTTCTACCCCGCTATTAAGCAGGGCAGAGAAGAGGCCAGGGTAACGTTCTTCCAAAAGGGAAAGAAGTGTTGGGGAAAGGTCAGTTTGATCCATGGAAAGGGCCTGTTTGGCTAAAGCTTTGATTGAAAGATTTTTTACCGTTCTGATATGTCGTCCCATCAGGGAAAATAGCGGCTACTTGATACACAGGGTTATCCTCCGTAGAGGTACTGTCATGGGTAATGCGTAAAGAGGCGAAATAGTCTGAAAAGCGATTTTGAGTAAGGTTGACATAATAGTCTGGCCAGATCTGCGTCACTATATTTTGTGTGACGGGCAAACCCCAGTCTGCCCAAAAATGAGATTCTCCAAGCTGGAGTAGGAGCGCATTTTGGAGCCATGCAATGCTGGCTTGCTTATCGTCGACGGATTTCCATTGTTGAGTGCCATCGGGTTGGTGCTGGCGTGTCCAGACTCTCATGAAAGGATACCTCCTGTGGGGGCGCCATTATGGCCGTTACTATGGGTGTGAGCTTTGTATTCTTGCCCGTTAATGACGAGGTCTCCAGTAATGGACACCGTCCCTCCAGAAAGCGTTACGTTGGCACTTCCTGTGGAAAGTGTGATGTCGTCATGGGTGAGACGAACGGTGTTTTGGTGGCCTAAACTGGGGGTGAGCTGCACGCCCTCAACGCCGTAGAGGTTGAGGAACTGTCCATTCATCCTTTTCCATGCTGCGTGGGAGAGTGGGACAAACACGCAAGTAGAGAAGTTACCGGGGCGCTCCCCCATAGTTGGGCGACGGATACCAAGGCCTGTCATCATGCCAAGCGTGAGATGGGCAGTGATGACCATACCTAAACACCCCGGTTGAAGAGGAGCACGGATATACTCACTTTCCAGTAAGGGTACACGGAGCCGTGGGATTGGTACTGGACTATCTGCTTCAATTTGTACAATAGCGATCCGTCCCTCCATTTCCACAAGTGATGCGGGCAAAATAGAAGGCAAATGATCCATCGCACGGGACGCATGATAGCGGGCGGCATGGGTAAAGGCATCTGCTTGGGGGATTTTACGGAAACTACTCATAGAAGAACCTTTTGGAGAGGAAAGTAAAAAGCTTAAAATCAATCTGAAGTTGTTTTTAAATAGACATCGACGTCAATAATAGTAATGCTAAAATATAAAAAACGGCATAATACGCGGAAGAGCGAATGAGAAGAAACTTATTTATTGGTTTTTCTTGAAATACTATAAAATGGAATGGACGGTGGCTGACTGACGCATGTCTATAGACATTGACACATACAAAGGGGGAATATTGCTTATAAAGTGAGGTAAAGAACCTCCCGACGTAGAGGAAGGAAGGTTTTATACACGTAAGTTAGTGTAATGGACTAATGCCCAGTAGCATAAGAGCCCCGATGGTGCGGTTGGGGAGTTTTCCAACTATCTGACTGTTAGAATTTGTTACTGTACCGTCGCTGGGGTTTATAGCCCCAGAGAATTTACCGTTCAAACCCGTTATGGCGTCTTGAGCGTATGCGTTATGGTTTATTACAAGGAGTGGCGAGAAGAGTAGAGTGGTTAAGAGAAGTGTTTTTAGAGAGAATTAGGGAAATCCATTGATATATGATTATTCTCATCTCTTTGAGTTTGTTTCTTTACAGTATGAAGACAAGTTGTTTCCTATAAAACGGTATATAGGCAAGAGGGTTCGGGGGTGGTGGAGAGTAAATGCAAAGGTTGTAATAACGCATGGCGGCTCTTTCGGGACGAAAACGGAGTGGAGAATAGTGTCTAATATTCTCGTATAGACTGGATTATAGAAAACTGCTGTTTAAAGAGCGCCTATTCCCGAAAGGACGGGGTCAAGAATATTTCCGGTGCCAACAGAGCCCCAGCCGCCAATTCCGGGCATACCGCCGGAGGCTTTTTTCATTAAGGTGCTCATCTTTTGGGCGGCTTCGCTTTTTTGTGTAAGGGGGCGGGTAAAATCGAAGGTATATTGGCTTCCTGGTTGGGTCGTCGGGCTTGGGGAGCTGTCGGTAATTTTGGTCAGCAACATGTTGGTATAGATTTGCCCTGGTGTAATGATGACAAACTCACCACCCATAGTGCAATGTTTGTTGAGTAATGCGGTAAGGCTCTGCATAGTGGCGAGCTTGGTAGCCATTGCGCCGGGGCCGCGCGGGGGGCAGACCATGATCATGGAGATGCCGATTGGTTTACTGATAAGGGCATTTGCGGCGACGGTTTGGTTGGCAAAAGGATAGGTGGCAACGTCATTCTCTAGAAGAACGCCTTTACCGCTATCTTGCCAATGGCACCATGTATTATCGAGGTCGGGAAGGTTTAGTTTTCCGCCGATACCACCAGAAATAAGTCCATTAATGGTAGCAACGAATTGTGTATAGAGCATAATAGGCACGGTACCGCCCATACGGTCTGCCACGCCGCCTGTGAGGAGGATGGGGCTGTTGACATAACCGAGCTGTAAGAGAGTGCGGCCTGCTTTATCCAGAATCTTAGAAATGCTCATGAGTTTCGTCCTATGGTGTAATTTTTGTTTCGTTTTGCAAACTTATTTATAATGTAATTTCAAAAGCGCTTTTATCGGCGCGATAGACAATCTTTGATGTGCTGATGGTGCTAATGAGGTTGATGTCATTGGTCATGGGTGAGCCAATTAAGGGGCGATAAAGCCATGTGTCGCCTGAGCTGTTTTGAACACGTATATACCAGCGTTCCGCGGCCATGTTCCATGTGACAGAAAGGGTAACAAGTCCTTCTGCAATGGATGTTTGGCATTGAAACGGCGGGGCGCTTTCATAATTGGGGGTGAAGGCAATAATCTCGGTACTCATGGGGCAGTCATCCTGGCATGTCGGGAAAAGGGGTTACTAAGAGAATGAATGGCGGGAAGGGGATATGACACATGGAATGTGGGATCTGGCGGCCGCTATGGTACCGCCTAGGGACGCCTTGGTAAGGGGAAGGCTAGGTAAGAAGCTGTAAGAGGGCTACTCAGACTATGGTTGCTGATACATCATGCGCGTGGTGGGGCATTAGATGAGCCTACGCTGCTCATCTGCCTCAAAGGCTCTGTTGAGGGTGCAAGAAGGATTAAAGAGAGCAGTGGCGAACGTCGTGTAGAAGGAGGAAGGCTGCGTTATGGCGCGTGGTGAAGCAGCATGAGGGCGCCAAGAGCTTGATTGCCTGAGGAGCCAAGGTAGCTTCCGATGGAATCATGCACGCTGCCATCAGGGCTGACGACACCAATCAAGTTGCCACTTGGGCCACGAACAGAGCCGTCGCTATTGAGGCTCCCCAGATAGCCTCCATTTGCGTCACGCATGGAGCCATCAGGGCCAAAGGTGCCTAAGTATTCCCCGTTTGGGCCAGCAATAGAACCGTCACGTCCGAGATGGCCGCGATAGCCGCCTTGTGCGTTACGAATGATCCCATCGGGGCTAATCGCTCCACGATAATTCCCGCTGGGCCCGGTAATGGTTCCCGTAGATTGAGCCCATGCAGGGGCGGTGCCAACGAGAAGGCAGGTGCTCAACAGGGCTGCTATAAGAGGGCGTGTGGCCAGCATCGCGGTACTCCATGATCTCCCTATAACGTCTTTCTGAGCTATGATGCTTTGGGGGCTCTGTCAACGCGTGGAGGCCGTGGTGCAGATGTTATGGGGCATGTTGCAAAAGCATCCATGCCGCTAGGGCTGGGCTTGCGGCTTTGCCATGAGCGTGTCCCTGTGCATCGTTCATGGTGCCATCCGCACTGACATGACCAAGCAAAACACCATGAGCGCTAAAGACTGAGCCGTTCGTGCTCAGATTGCCTAAATAATTTCCATTAGGGCCACGAATAGAGCCGTTACGATCTATATCGCCGAGGGTATTGCCGTTGAGCATAATGATGGAGCCCGTGCGGATAAGAGCGCTTCGATAGGCGATAGAGGCATTGCGGTGACTGGCACTTGGCCTGACAATAGTGCGGTCATCCGTGTGTGTCTGAGGAGCGATTGGGCGTGCCTGCGCTGATAAGAAGGGTAAAGCGAGAAGAAAGGTCACTGTGCGTAAAGGGGGCCAGACAGAACTAAAATAAGAACGCGTATTTAACATCAACAAGAACTCCATAGAGGTCTATGGAAAGCGCTGGTGCTTCTTGATGTCAAGGGAGATGGTCTGTTCTTAGAAGGGGACAGGAGCGCGTTATATCGATACGAGATGATCGAATTGGACGCTCAATAGTGCATCTTATGAACGGGCAAGCATGCGCCGTTGAGAGTCCCAAAATGTGAGGAAGGCAATAAAATAAGCACTCTATCTTTTTCTATCTTAAAATGAGCGGCAAGTCAAGAAATGAGGTCGTTCTCATAACCGTTAAGGTGTTCTGTCGTCCGGGTGAGCATGTTGATGCAGTCGCTGGAGAATGAATACTGCGCGCGTATAAGCATAGTCCCTACAGTACGCTGAATGGTTGACGGTGTGTGTTGCTTGCCTAATGGTAAAAAAATTTGGGATCGTGACAAAAAGGAAGAAACGGCGATGGGCGTATGGAAAGGAAAATTTGTCCCGGTAATGGGAATGTTCATCGTGCTAATGCCCTGCTTAGTGCAGGCTAAGGAGACCTCTCCTCCAACACCTTTAACGCAGGATCAATTTAAAGAAGGTATGGGGCTTGAGGTGCAGCCATTAAGTGGATGGCAGGCGCCTCCTCTTTTGCCAGAGTGGAAAGGACGTTTTTACGAAGCCGCAGGGCCGCTTATGGATGCATTAGCGAACAAGAATAGAGACTTGCTTTTGCTCGTGCCATATCGATGCTTTCGTCGGGAAACCTTTAAGGTTTTTACACAGATTACGGATGACGCGAAAGATCTCGATGATTTCAAGGAAGCATGGCAGGAAGTGCGTATGAGAGAGCTACAGAAATGTTACTTGGAATATGCTTATGTCTATCAAACTTTTGCCAAAGATTCCCAAAAAGAGAGCTTCTACATGAAATTTTTCCGAGGGGATGTTGAGCAGAAGTTAGAGCTTTATAAACAGCTTCTTTTTCCAGACATTAAAGATCAAGAATTTCTGGAAACGCATCTGGTTCCAGAAATGAAAAAAATCATTGAGGGCAGCCAGCCGTAAAAGAGCGGTTCGTGAAAAGGAAAGAACAATGGGTTTTAAGAAAATTTTTCTCTCTGCAATCATGCTGGGGCTGTGCGCTTCCTCATCTTCTTATGCGGATGAGTTTTATCAACCTCCTCATTGGGAGGAGATGTTTGACCCTGTGTGGCAGGTTATTCGCCACGTCCATGATACTCAAGGACTGATCCGCCAAGTAGATTCCTGTTATCATGATGAGTTAGCGCGTATTACTCAGCAAACGCCTCCCACCCAAAAGGATTATCTCCTCCATAGACGGCAGGCGATTATGAGCAGCCTGATGTTAAAGTCCTGCTATATGGAAGATCTCTATCTAGAATATCAGCTAAATTATATGGCTGAACGTGATCCTGCGCAGCTGGGGCCTTATGATGTGAATCTAAGTTATGAGGAAGGATCGCCAGTTAGAGACCGTCTTGTGTTGTATCGCTCTCTTTTATTCCCTTCCTTTAAGGAGCAAAAATTTATTGTGAAAGCGATACGTATAGCGTCCCCTCCTCATTATCCGTCCCTTCCTCTTCAATGAGGGAGTGAACATTGTCTGCATGAGATGGAGAAATCTTGCGCAGTGCAGTCCTCAAATAGTGGGAGAAAAGAGCTGGAGACATAGAAGAATTAACGGTGTATCTTTCTCAGTCAAGATAGAAGGTTGGTTGTTATGGGTGAGGAGGAATAGACGTGAAGATGAACGCATGGAGACAAAAAATTATGCACCTAGCGTGCATATTAATGGCTGGTATATGTACTCATATTCAATCGTCTGAAGCTGCTGTAAAACAGCCAATCACTAAAGAATTGTGGCTGAAGGTGATGGGGGTGGAAACGCAACCATGGAGCGGTTGGGTTGCGCCGCCTTTATTGCCAGATTGGCATGGGCGTGCTGATGCAGCGGCAGGAGAGATTAGCGATGCTCTAGCAACCCATGATATGAAGCTTGTCTTATTTGCTCCTAAGTTTTGTTTTATGCAGGAAACGCATAAATTATTTTCGTCTAATATTGAAAAGGCGGATGCGAAAGAAGTTGATGCGTTAATTGAAGGGTGGCAAGATGTGCGTATGAAAGGGCTACAAAAATGCTACATGGAATACATGTATATTTATCATACCTATGCAAAAGATAATCAACATATTGGGGTAGCGATTGATGATTATCAAGGCGATGTTGATATCAAGATGGAACTCTATAAGCAGCTTCTTTTCCCAGAAATGAAAGATCAGGATTTTCTGGATGCACAATTAATTCCTGAAATGAAGAAAATTATTGATATGAATCACTCGCACTAAGTTGTGAAGGAGAAGATAAGATGATGCGTTCAGTAAAAATAGGTCTGTTTCTTTTATTTTGTGGTTTTTTTGTTCCTATTTCTGCGCAGGCAGACGAGGACATTGTGCCAGAGTGGCACGAAATATGGGTAGGGGCATGGGAAGATATTCAGCAAGCGGATACGACAGATGAATTAAGAGAGAAGATCAAGCAATGTTATCGGCATGAGATGGAACGAATTTACCAGGAAAATACGTCGACCAGAGCGGATGATCATCAACATATGAGGAAGACTATTTTATCTAGTGTGAGGCTCAAATCATGTTATGTAGAGGATCTTTATTATGAGGATAAGATCGAATTTCTTCAGATGAAGAAACCATTCATGAGAGATCCTTATACAGCAGCAATACCTACGTTTTTGGGTACTCCTGTGAGAACGCGTTTGCTTTTATATCGTTCTCTTTTATTCCCTTCTTTAAAGGAACAATATTATGTTGTGCACGAGGTGTATCAAGCCGCGCTGGAATAGAGTGTTTTTTTGTTATGGGAGTGAGGACTGTTTATACGAAATAGGTGCATCTTGTCCAACTTGAGGTGGGGTGGTGAAATAATTATTTTGCTCATAATGATATTGATGAGAATGATACTGTGTATGTTGGGAATGTTGACGATGAGAATGTGTCTGATGGGAGTGCGTATGGAAATGAGTATGGGTGGAGTGCGTGGTTAGAATGTGAGCGAGATGATGAGAAGAAACGTGGTGAGTTATGGGGCGGTCAGGATGAGAAAAGCTTTTGGAAGCGGTTGCATCAGCAGGATGTTCTTGAAGATTGTTGGTGACATTTGGTGAATGGTTAATAATTTTCGTATAAGCCGTTGGCTGTGGGGTGGGAGCCTTTGTCGTGTCAGTAGCATTCTTAGTAGCATCTTTTGGATGTTCGTTATTAGTGGACGTCGGTGGTGTTAGGGAGTTTGAGGAAGAAGGTGTCGGTTCGGGAGAGCGTTGAGAAGATAACAGCGTGGCAGTTGCTCCTACTGTTGAGGTTACACCTATTCCGGTAAAAAGCGGCTCGTGTCTGACAAAATTACGGGCTTGGGAAGGTATCTTACTGCGCATGAGAGAGCCGAGGCCTCTAGTTCCACCTAGCCCAAGTCCAGTAAGGCCACTTCCGGTTGTGTTGCTTATGACGGCTCCGGCGAGTGATCCATCAAAGAGGGAGATTTCTCCCCCGACACCGCCGAATGAATTGGTCCAGTAATTGATAACGTCTTCAACCTGTAATAATTTCGTTGTAAATTGCTCCGCGGTGATTGCAAATAACTTTTGCGCATTATGTGTGGTTTTTATGCCTTCCATTATTAACGAATAGTTAAATCGGTCGCTTTCAGTTTTAGCGATACGTGTGTCTGCTGCTTCTTGCGGGGAAATTTTGTAAAGTGCCCCATCGCGGTCGAGATTTTTGGTGAGAGTTTCACGATCTTGGGGTGTTGCTTTGGCGAGGCTTTGTGCTTGTAGCTGAATATGGTACGCGTTAATATTTTCTGCTAAATCGTCACGGAATCCTTTTTCGTGGAGATAAGAGATGACATCTTTATGTTCTTTAGTAGCATATTCTAGAACATGTGGAAGCTGCGCAATAAGAGATTTCACAATATCAAAGGAGTTGTTACTATCAAGAGCTTTCCCTGAAACGCCAATAGAACGTGCTGCTTCTTTATTTTGATTGTTATAGATAATGGAGCGCGTTAGGTCTAAAAGGGTTTGGAGGTCACTGAAACCTTGGAAGTCTGCTTTAAGAGCAATGTATTGGCCAATTTGGAGGTTATACCCACCAGCTTCCGCTTCAAGTTCGGCTGCATACTTCTGCAATGCATCATGTACATCATGCTCATTTTTGAGGGTTTGGAAACTGCTACCAGCCAGCTCTGATGCGATCATTGCTTCTGGGTTGAAAGATGCAGGCATAATAAAAACTCACAAATAAATATAGAAAATAGAAAGAATATAAAGATATATTACTGGAAAATACGTAATATTAATAAAATATCTTATATTCTAAGAGAGTGGAGGTGAAAAGACGCGGGCACGATAATGGGCGGCACTGTCGAAGTCGCTTTCTGACCCCAAGCTTTCTTTAAAGCCAGGGCCAGACATCCAGTCAAAAACAGATGCGATTATACTGTTACTGTCTCGCCAGTAGCGTCGTCCTTCGTCGAGTTCCGCAAGGAATCGAGGTACTGAGTAACAGTCAAGGAGGAAGCTTCCACGTCTCTGAGTAAGGTCAGAAAGTGTAGGATTCTCCCTTGTCTCTTCTTCGGCAGAAGGGCAGAGGCAACAGTAAAAAAAACGATGATATTTTCGACGTCGTATCGATCATCCTCTTGTAGCCATCCTTTCTTTTCTGCTGTTGCGAGTGGAACAGGTGTAAAACCTTCCGATGTTGCACCGATAAAGGTGGTATTACGGCGAATTTCGGCCATGACAGCATGATATTTTTCCATATCGTTTGCGGCACCGCTTTCGGCGCATTCCTTCAATGCAAGTGCAGCGACAGCTGAACCTGTCGTAATACCGAGATCATCGCTTTCCAGAACACTCCAGGTGCGTGCAAAGAGCTTCCAGCATTGCTCAAAAGCTTCACGGGAGAGCGGTGGACAATAAACATGGCCCCGGTCATCGCTTAGAGGAACGACTAAGTTTAAAGCTTCATTGATGGTAACAGATGACATGAGTAAATTCCTAAAGAAAGATAATAAAGGGAAAGTGCAGCGTGCTGCGGTATCGAAAGCACTGCGCTATTGCGTAAAGGGTTACACTGGCTCTCTTAAAAGAGGAGAGCCAGTGTAGGAGGAGAAAAAGGCTGAAGTCCTGCCTTAGGCGGGATGTGCTGTTTATGGGCGCCTTGGGGGATGATCATACGTGACGAAATGGCGAGGGCTGTGTAAAGCCTAGGTGGCTTTTCTATAATGGCAGGGGCGAAGAGATGCGGAAGATCGTGCAGACTTGTTGGGGTGTCGTTTTGGTTATGGGGTTGGTTTGTGCGATTGTGCTGTTCCCAAAGGTGCCCTTTTCTGCTCTTTTTGAACTCCCACCTGTGCAAAAGACGATTACTTTTGTGTGTTTGGCCTATTTTGATGTGGTGGGTGGCCCAGGAGCTCCTGAGTATGGAGAGCGTATGATACGGGAGGCTAAGGATGATTTGCTTCAGCGGTATAAGGCTGGGGAGTTGGCCTCTCACATTGATAAAGAGATGCGTCTTTGCATCGATGAACGCATTGTGCGCCACAAATTAGCAGAGCGTTATGACGCACAGAAATGCTTCATAGAATGGCGAACGGTGCAGCTGGATTTAATGAGAGGTGGGGGGAAAGGTGTTATATTTAAGCAGCCAGAAGAATGGTGGAATATTATAGCGCCTTCAAGTTTTCTGGCTGATATTTTGTTATTTGATAATAAACGAGAAAGGCTCTGGGCAACGGCCTATGCCCCACAGAAAATAACGTAATTTTTTGGATATATTAGAGAAAACGACAGGGAGAGGGCGCAGCCATGATTAGAGGGATGGTGGAAAAAAACTGGAGTTTGAAAAAGAGATGGCCTCTATTCGCGGGGGGAATTTTTCTTCTTATGCTCGCTTATCATGGGGAGGCTATGGTGAAGAGCACACATATTCTTGATTTCTATCTAGAATATAGAACACCTGCACCTTCTTCTTCTAACCAATTAGTGGAAAGAGCTTATAAAGATATTATAGAAAATATTTCTACGTCTGTTAATGAGCTTGGTCACATAAATATTGATGAGGGTTAAAGTGGAAATGGATGGTATCATGAAAACCATCACTTAGGTTTGTTTTATTTATTTTGTGTTTATGTTGATATAAGAAATTCTATTGATGGGGATAATAGAGGTAGTATAAAAAATAAAACTTTGCTCACAGAACTTTATGTTCTGGAGACACAGCTTCCATACTCTTATGATATTGATATAGAAGATAGGCCGTATTATGGACAATATCATTATCCCAGTGTGTATAGTTATCCATATCCAGGTATTACTTTTTCTGATTATGACGATGGAAGTGATCTGAGCCACGCGGAAGTACGGTGGTTGAAGGCATATGGAGGGAAAGAGATTTGGCGGCGTGTTCAGAAAAAATTTCAATGGGACTAGTCGCGTTAAGCTGTGCGACTAGTCACAGCAGCCAAAGAGAAATCCTGTCCTGTCATGTTGTTGAGTTGGATAATGATATCTTCACTTTGTGGTGGTGAATTAAGGGCTTCCTTCTGTGTAAAGGAATAGGAATTCTGGCTTTGGCGTCTGTCGATGTTGAGCTAGGCTAGTTTGATTATCTTATTGAGAATATTAGTAAAAAATTCCTAATTGTGCAAAATTTTTCAAATGAGAGATATTAAAATAACGATCCTTTTTTGACAAAGTATGATCTTTCTTGGAAGGTGGCGGCAAGAAGAGGAGAGTTATATGAAACGAACCGGGGTATTAGGCCTATGTTTAGGGTTTGGTTTGCTGATTATGCCGCTAAATTCTTATGCACAAGGGGTGCAAGTCGAGCCTAGCTTGACCGCGAAAAAGGCATGGGAAGAGATGCTTGCTAATGCTTCAACAGGATTGAGGTTTGCCGCTGCACGGGGTGATTTTCCGCTGATAGAGAAGATCACTGTGGAATGTTATGATGATGTTGTGAAGGATATTCCCGCGATTGGTCCATTGGATAAAGATGGATATATTGATTTAAAAGAAAATCTACTTGCTAATGAGACACGCGCTAAAAAACTACAAGAATGTTATTTGCAAGATTCTATAGTGCATTATTCCGCGAGTCCTGATTATCAAGATAAAAATACATATTCTTTCTACAGTAGAGTTGAGTCTGCTTTAAGAGTAACATTATCTATGTATGCTATAAAAATAGACTATCTGAGGTTATGGGATACATATAAGGATACTCAGCTAGATGGTCTGGATGTTACGGAGAGGGCAATTTATGAGGTTTCTGAACGTGCTTCAGTTCAATAACAAAGCTTATTTTTTACCTGTGTTGGTTATCCTACTCTGCGCTGTAGGTGGGGCTGCTTATGGGAATAATATCCCCACAGAGTGGGAGGGCTTCATCCATGCGTCTGAGAAAGATATTAGGGAACATGGTAATATCCTCATGTTGGAAAAAAATGTCCGTAATTGTTATTCTGATTATTACCATAAATATTTATCTGCGGGGAAAGGAACGTCAAAGGATATGAGGAAATGTTTTGTAGAAGATCTATATTTACAATATAAGGCTCATCCTTTTATCAAAGAATTGTTCCCGGAGGATGTAAATGCCTCTGGTATGCCGTATTATTTAAATCCTTCATATGCGAATAGTCGTATTATCATTGAGCGTTCTTTTTTGTTTAAGACGGTCGATGAGCAGCGCCAGATTACACATCGTGCATATCTGATGAGTAAGACGCCTGTTGAGAAATGGGGTGAGCTAAAATAGCTCTTCCCTTAGGCGGCTTAAACAATACGTGATTGCTGAAGGGCAACAGAGACGTCTTGTCCTGTTAGAACATTCACATTTACATCAACGTTTTGGTTGTGCGTCGTTGTTAAAGACGCTGGAGAAATGGCGGAAGATAATGAGTCGAGCTGAAATGGTAGAGAAGGAGCTGAGGACGGAAGAGAAGCGGCTGGAGGCGGAGAGGGCTCTTTCTCTCGCAGAATAGAGGAAGCGCCACCAGATTGCGCTGGGACGACAGAAAGGATGATGCTTTCTATGGGCTGTGCATTCATACCAATAACCGTTTGCATGGTTGCAGAAGTGGGGGGTGCCCCTATTGATGTAGGACCATTTGAAGACGAATGAGGGAATGGTGCGGGGGACCATGCCGCAGGGTGTATGGTCTTTGCTTGAGGGGGTGATGAGGGTACGCCCATGGCAGCAGGGGGCGCTGTAGGAGGAGGGTTCTGCATTTGTGTGGGAGCTGGATGCGCGCCTGTTACCGTTGGAACTGTAGGGGAAGAATTTTGTTGTATCGGAGAGGGAGTCTTTGTGTCTTCAGGTTTATCATCGTCTGAGGGGTGTGAGAAATATTTATAGGCAGCGTAGCTCCCGAGGGCGATGCCTGCCCCTCCAAGAGCAATCCAGCCGACTGGGGTGGCGGCAAGGCCACCGGCAAGTGCGGCGGCTCCGCCCTCTAGCACGCCATCAGCTAGGACACCTTCTGCTAAACCTGTTAAGCCGAGACGGGTGGCGCCTCTCACAATGCTCGGCGTGGCTTTTTTCATCGCTGACGATGCAATTTTTTGAGTAGCCATTGCCCCGATTGTTGTGCCAACGGTGGTTCCAACCATTGTGGCTTCACCGCCTACGCCCCATAAAGAGTTTGTTTTTTGGTCAATTTTTCGTTGCACCATTGAAAGTGCATTAATCGCGTCATTAAGGCTTGTGGCAAATATTTTTTGGGCTGTATGAGTTCTTTTGACACCTTCTATCAGATTAACGGTTTCAAGCCTTACAGAAGCAATACGAGCATTCCGGGCATCGTCAAGATCTTCTACAGGGACATCAAACTTCTTAGAGTCTCTTCTGGCAGTTTTAATTAAGGAATTAATTTTAGGTTGTCCTAATCGCTGTGCCTCAGCGGCGACCAAAGCGATATTTGTTGGATTAATGTCTTCAATATCCGAGGATAAGCCGATACTTTGAAGATATTTTTCTAATGAAGGCGGTGGTTCGTTGGGTTTGTGGGGTTGGTTTTGGGCTATGGTAGGAAGATTGGAAAGGTTTCGCAATAAGTCTAGAACAGCCTCGAAATTATGCTTCCCATCAAGATGCTTTGGGCGTGCCCCAAGTTTAATAACGGCCTGTTTTTCCTCGTCATTAACTTCTGCTACGGAAACTAGTTTTTCTAACTTTGGGATAAAATCCAAGCCTATATTCTGAAGGCTAAGGGCTTGGGAGGCACCAACTGGCATGTTAGTACTACGGGAAAGGGATGAGCCTTCCGCTCCGATTGTTCTGATTCCTGCATTATTCTCGGAAGCACCAGATAATATGTCTCCCATAGTACTGGATTTATTTAAATTTTTTGGAATTGATTCAACTTTTTTATCTAGTTCTTTTGTATTATTATTTTCCACTTGATTAGGATTATGGAGGCAATAGTTTGTTCCCATATTAAAACTAGTAGGTGGTTTGACGGCCATAGGGGTACTCTCATCTCGTTATAAAGTTTTATGTCATCGGCGTACCCTCTCTTTCGTGAACGGAGAGGAAAAATACTTGTTTACGAAAGACAACGGCACAAGGCCGCTGTCTTTCGTAAGTTATGGATTAGGACAAGGACCAGAGATCACTATTGATGATCTCATAGCCGGTGAGTTCGACGCTCCATTTGGCCATGGTGCCGTTGAGGTCTTCTTGAGGCTGTTGTGTAATAAAACAATTGAGGACTGTGCGATCATCCTGCACTGGGCTATCGCTGATAATGCGCACTTGCCCGAGATAGGAGTTCTTTTTGACTTGCTTTAGCCATTCGTTGGCTAAATTCTGTGCACGGTTGAGGTTAACGGTAATTTTGATTTGTTGTTTGGCTTCTTGACTTCCCACCATGCCGGTCATCGTGTCGATCATTTTGGTGGTATCACCAGTTGGCGCGATTTTAATACCTTCTGTGGAAAGAAAGTCTGACGTGACGTTCAATGCAGAATTGGAATCAACAATCAGAGAAGCCCGAAGGCGGTTGAGGACGCCTTGAGCCGTTGCGGGATTAATGGCCATGATTAAGCTCCTGTAGCCGCTTTGGTGGATGACGTGGCGGTCTGACCGCTAAAGTCGATCGCAAGGTTGAATGTCAGGCTTGTAAAGCCGCGTACGGGCACGACCGTGGCCGCAAGGCCGTTATAGGTGCCTGTCGTATAGTCGGATGGGTTGGCGGTGATGTAGCTGTTGAAGTCGGTTGCTTCCAGCTCATACTGAGCAAGGATGCATCCACCCGTGACAGCGCTATCAAGTGTCTGCTGAGCGCGCGCGGTAAGGCGGTTAATGCCTTCTTGGCTGTATACCAGAGGGCGCATTCCCGGCTGGCTGCCTTCAATGATCGCGTTAGCAAGCTGGAGTTCGACATTGATAGAGCACCAATCTGCACCATACCAGCCAGACATGGTGTCGCCATTGCTGAACGTGCCCCAGAAGAGGATGCTGCCTTCCACGCCGCCTTCATTGGCTGTGCCTGCAAAGCCGATATTATTGCGTTTGAGGTCGGCAAAGTTCGGCCCATGTCCAGCTTCCGTCCATGGGGTAATGCCTGTGAGCTGGCGGAAGCTCATTGGAGCAAGGCGGTTTAATCCGCTCGGGCGTGCATTACAGAATTGTGCCGCGACGGCTGCTGCAAGATGTTCTTGCGCTGTGTTGGCGGCTGTTGTGCCCTCACGCACGACGGAACCCGTATATTCGGCACCGTAGAAGGTGGATTTCTGGCCGACGCCGTTAACAAGCAGTTTTTTGTAGCCGTCTTTATCCCCACACAGGAAGAAATAGACACGGCCATCTGAGCTGGACTGGTTGGCGAGGAAGGAGGGCAGATTAGGGTCATTCTGTGCGCCACGCGGCAGCACATAAGCGTAAAAAAGCTGCGGATATGTTTCGGTAAACTGGCTCAACGCGCTTTCGATCGTCGTTGCGGCAATCTGACCAAGCTCTAGCACCCAGCAGCCGGCCGTCGTATTGGCGAACCATGACTGCGCCATGGCGGTGAGTTCGGTCATGGCGGCTGTGTTGTCGTGAGCAGAGCCGTTTGAGCCGCCTGCATCGGGAGCAGCGCTGCTCGTGTTGCTTGTGCTCTGAGCGACAGGTGGGTTTTCGTTGGACGTAGAGCCAGCGACCTGTGCCGTATTGAACGGGGCCAACAGGGCTAGCACGTCAGACAGGGAAGACGCCTCAGCTGTTTGTCCGGCTTTGAGGGATGTTGCGCCGAGGCTCACCAAGCAGGCTTTCTGCTGAAGCAGGTTCGGCATAGCGCCACGAATGACGCTTTCGTTAATGGTAACAATATTAGGCATGAAAGTTCCTTTGAGGGGCTGTTTCAGAAGGCGGCAGAAGGACTTCATGAGCGTGCATAGACGCGCACGCGCAGCGCGTTCTGCACGCCTTGTGAGACAGCCGTGCTAAGAAAAGGAGAAGGGATTAAGTTCTGAGATGATCGTGTCGTCTGTGATTTTTTATTGGCATAATTATTTTCGGTAATATTTAAATGAAAGTTGGTTTACCGAGGGAAGAGTGTGGAAAAATATGGAAGTATATTGATATTTTTTCCCTTTTTATTCGTTGGAAGAGTATTGGAAATATAATAATAATTTTCTATTTTTGGAACTAAAGTATCTACTTTGTTAAAGTGAAATGGAAGTATGTCGCGGTTTATCCCGGCCTTTTCTGTAATAACCCCTCCTACCGTTCCTTCCATTCTATCAGAGATGTCATAGGATGGGATATCGGAGGCGTTATGATCTCTATAAAAACGATTTTCCCACCATGCATGAGTCATTGAAAAAATGGACACGCTTACATTTTTATCGTTAAAGTAATAAATATATCCTTCTTTTGGATCTTCACTAGAACCTAAACTATTATATGAAAAATTTTCATGGGCTGGATTGTTATTGTGCGGGAAAATATAGGAAATAGAGTTGGGTTTACCAAAACGATAATGCCAGCTTGTGACATCTGCACATAACGAGGCATAACCTTTTGGGGTTTCCCCACTCACGATAATTTTCTCTGTTGGTGAACAAAGAGAAGGCTGCAAGCGATCTTCTGGAGGACGGAGGTCAAGCGGGATAGAAAAATGGGATAATTGAGAAAAAGCTCGATAAATAGGAGGAATACCTTCGTCTGTTGATACATAAAAACCTATCGGAGAAGGTAAATGGAAAGAGTTTGGGTGAGACGATAAATCTGGAAAGTTGCTGAGCATAAGCTCAGGAGATTGCTGCCAACTTTTCATACCTCCTGGAGAAGAGCGAATAAAAGGCAGGTCTTGCGGAGGATACGTATAATCAAGACGTGTGATGGTCACTCCTGATACTTTATTAAGAATATTGCGTTTTCTTCCCCAATGAGTGGCTAATCCATCGAATATAAAGACGGCCGTCGTGCGATCCACAAAAGCGTAAGCTGTTCCCCCAAGGTTATGGCCATACTGTGAAATTTCCATATGAAAATATGTGTCAGCAGGCTTGTTATCGCGGGGAAAGATATAGGTGATATGTCCCGGTTCGCCAAAGCGATAATGCCATACGTTGTTTGGTCTAGCACAGAGGGAAGCAAAGCCCCGTGGTGTCTCACCATTAATCACCACTATTTCATCAGACGTGCATAACGTAGGGAGAGCTGTTGCATGAGCCTTATGGAAGGCAAGAGAGGCTACACTCAAGGCTAGCGAGATCAGTGAACGCATGGGGGATGAAGAGCCCTTTATGACATCGTTCTCGCACTATAGCGTTTATGAAGCCGTGCGGTAAGGGAGGACTTACGAGGAAGGAACGGTGCGCGTATCGCTCTTAAGGGTCATTTTAGCGTGTTCGATAAGCTTGAATGCACAATCGCGTGCTGTGTTTTGGATATACATGACATCGAACTCTAAATGTTTCATCATTGAGAGTGCTGATATTTCATCAAGAGTGCTTTTTTCATCAACAATGACGGGTATATTTGTAATACCAAGAGTATCTGGGTGCAGGAGTGCCCAATGGCGAATATAATCACGAATATTGGAGGCTTTTTGGTGGGGAAGGCCAATAAGGGTGAGTTTAACCTTTTCTGTCATCATCTGTGTTGAAGCGCCTGTTGTGGGGTCGACTGTCCCTAACCCTACAGGTTGAGCGCTGTGGGGATCGTTATGAATGATGATATACGGTGGTTCTTGATTGTCTGGCGAGCTAAAACTTGGAAAAATGGGGACATCTTTAGGCCAAGGGCACCAGCCTAACGCTGGGCTCCCGATATGCGGAAGAGCAAGGAAAATGGGCAAAGATGAGCTGATAACAGGATGGTAATCGTCTAGCTCTGCTTCTGTATGGATAAATTGGCTTCTGAAGGAGGGGGGAACATTAGAACCAAAATAATGAAATAAACCCGCTTGTTTGAAATGCTTCTTCTGCCCATCAATAGAGAAATGTGTTCCATCAATACAGGCCATCCATAATGTATCGGTTGGTTTTTGGTGGAACGTTTGCACTTCCTCCTGAGTGGTGAGGACCATATTGCTATAGTCATAGCGCTCCGTTTCAGTATGGCGATTATGCGTCTCAATATGAAGGCTTCCGGTAATAGACATGGTCTGGGGGGTTGCAAGCCAGAAGATAAAACGATCAAGAGGCAGAACGATTTTACGATATTGGCGGAAGAGAACCGTTCCTTCATAGCAAATGTCGTTCATGCCAGAACCAACAGAGCGTGAAAGGGAATTCTGAGCGTTGTTGAGAATGTCAGTGGCGGAGAGGGTCATGATGGGGGTGTCCTTTATATAAAAGAGTTACGAGATGAAAACCCTTCTCTAACTACGGCGATGATGGCCAGCGCGGTGCTGAGTTCAGGCGGCCACGGCGCGGGCGACGCGTTTTTGTGCCGCATTAGGGCTAGCAGGAAGAGCTTTAGGTTTCTTTTCTGCATCCTGTGATTGTTTAAGAGCTTTGGCGATACGCCATTTTGATGGGTCGTCTTTAATGGGCTGGTTGAGGCAGCCCATAATGGATAACGCTGAGACATAGGCATCTAGCCTCTCTTGAACTTGGTTAAATCCTCCATTAATTTTGTAAGTAATTTTGTGGTTTGTATTATAGATGCTTTGTGCACGTGTTGTATCAACATGTTCAGCAACCGGAATGAGGTTGTCATCCATAAACGTGAAAGCGGCTACTTCAAAAGCGATTGCTACATTTGTGAGGTCGGTAGGGTTTTTAATAAGGTCAATATTGCGATTATATTGACGAATTTTCTTGGTTATATTCTCATAATTAGCACGTCCGGTATTTTGGAGAAACCCACGCCCACGGAAGCGCGATCCATCACCAGGATGTGTGTTGCCTAAATGGTTATTATCGACTTGTTTAAGCTTATGGTTTTTGTTTCTCCATGATATGACTTTAACATTTTTCCCATTTATTTTTTTCATTCGAATTCTTTTGTTATTAACCTGGATGGTGTCATATCGGGTGTTGAAAAAACCGTCGCCATCTCCTGATTTAATGACTTTAGAGTGATCTGGTTCGTCTACATCACCTTATGTGTTGATAGGAACAACTTTCCCAGTATTATATTGTTCTGATAATCGCGTAAAATTCTTACTTTCTATTTTTATTTGAGAGAAAAAAGCTGCAATGGATTTTGGGGTTACAATGTTATATTTAGAGAGTAGCGCATTATATTCGTTGAATCCGTTAAAATTATTTTTTGGTGAAGTGTTTTTTTTGAGTTTTGAAAACTGGTCTTCTGATAGAACAATTTTATTAGACATTTATCGAACCTTTTTATCATGGATAGGGTGCATCATGATACTGGAACCCCAATTTCTTTATTTTTTTGGGAACTGTAAAATCATCATCATAGCACTTTAACTTTTCATTATGCTGTAAGTGAATAAGAAAAGCAGAAGGGTCATCAAGTGAGTTATTTATATCGATAGTATTTTTCAGAAGAATTTCTTTAATAATATGATGGTTTTTACGATGCATTAAGCCAGCTATCTTGCCTAATGGCAAATAGTCGTCCCTATTATCGGACACATGGAAAATGGTTGTTTGAATATGATGGTCTGTGAAGCCATATACGACGCCATATCCTCTAGTGGAGATGACCTTTACGCGGGAAAATGAGAAGTTTTTGTAAGGTGGACTATTATCGGCAGGAAAAATATAGGTGAGATGGTTAGGGGTACCGGTGCGATAATGCCAGCTATGGAGGCCGGCACAGAGGGACACATAGCCATGGTCTGTTTCTGCGCTGAGAAGAATATGTTCTGTTGGCAGACAAAGAGTGACTTCAGGATCGGAATGGGCGTCTCGCAAGATAGGTGGGGGGATATTGGTTGGTTGAACAAGAGAAGAGAATTGTTCGGTAATATTAGGGCTGCCGATGTAAATATAAGGGTTATCTGGCTCTGATACATGCTCAAATGAGAGGGGAAGCTTACTGTTTTTGGCTAGCCTATCACCCCATTGGCTCCCGGCGGTTGTTCGTGTGAAGGGGAGGCGCGTGAGCTCGGTACCGGATGCGTGGGAGAAGGCGATGCCTGCAATTTTCCCAATAATATGATGGTGATCCCCCCATATTGTGCGAATTTCATCAAAGATATAAACGAAGCGTCCATGATCATAGAACGCGAAGACACTGCCCATGTTATCAGGACATGTGTCGGGCGAGACGAGGGGAGGCATTGGCTCCACACCCTCTCCAATAATATCCACCGGGTCATTCAGGTTCTTTTTGAGAACAAAATTCTTCTGAGCTGGGCTATTATCACGGGGGAAGACATAGGTGACATGCCCCGGCTCACCGAAGCGATAATGCCATACATCGTTCTTTCCTGCACAGAGTGAGGCAAAGCCGCGTGGGGTCTCTCCACTGATGACGACGTCTTCCTCAGCCGTGCACAGCGTTGGCAGAGGTGCAGCTCGTGCGGTGTGGGAGGAAAGAGTAACAAAGCTCAGAGCGAGCAGGGTGAGTATGCGCATTGTGAGAGACGTTTTCCAGACAAAATAGCGTATAAAGCTGGGCTTACGGCGTTAGAAATGTGGGTCTATAAGCCCGAGCTTGTTGGGTAAAAGTCCAAAGGAACGCGAAAGCGATAGGGCTCGTGCGGGCTGTCTGGAAGGCTATCGGGAGGTGTTATTTTGTTTGTTTGAAAGAATGCTTTGCCGAGTTGGGAAGAAATGGTTCCTTTGCGGCAGATCGCATTGCTGACTTCACGCTCACTCGTGGGATCTTTTTTGATGGACATGCCAGCGGCGTCTAAAGCGGTGAGAACGGTGATCCGTTGATTATTCTGCACAAAGGTGACGTAAGCGCCGTCTCCATCGGGGAACTCCATGATGTCACCGCGAAAAGCTTGGGACATAGGCTGTGGCGTGTCGGGATAATGTGCATCCAGCAGCCCTGGCTGACTGAAGCGATACTGCATTGTGTCGTGGGACTGACATAACGCGACGAGCGCATCACCCGTATCGCATCCAAAGATGACGGTCTCATCATTGTTGCATAAAGGGGTACGTTCGGGTGCTGGCGGTGGTTTGGAAGCGCTATCATCGGCGGCAGGAGAAGCCGCTTTTTTATGATGAACGTGATGGTGCTTCCTAGTGTGTGGCAGTGCATAAGCCGCATGTTCTGAGATAAGCATCGTGCTTATCATTACTAGGGCCATCAACGGCTTCATCATATTATTCCCCCACGACATAACCTATGCCCGCATCATGCGTGGGACGGCGGTAAAAAGCAATTCAGTAGCTTCTGACGTGCAGCGCTTCACGGTGTCTGAGTTGCCGCCTTAGAAGGAGGTGGTAGCCGAAACCCTTGCGGGTAATGAACCGGATCACTCCTCATGAGCAGAGGCACATGCGCTTGTATGGCATAGCGCAAGCCTTGTGCGCTTTCTGCACGGATGGTTTTGAAGGGGAGATTGGAGAGAATAGCGCTATCTCGTATTTGAATAACACCAGCCTGAAGGTTTTTTACGTTAGGGCTCCCATAGTAGAAAATAAAGGTGCGGGTTCCATTGTCAGTAAAGCTGTAATCAGCACCAGGAGTGTAGGCTGTGCTGGCGGCAGTGGTGCCCCATGCGAAGTTGGTTTGTGCAGGGCCGTGATTACGTGGGAAAACATAGGCGATATGGCCGGGCCGCCCAAAGCGATAATGCCATGCCGTGCCAATTGCACAGAGTGATGCATAACCTTGAGCTGTTTCGCCGCTAATAATGACTTTCTCTGAAGGTTTGCACAAAGTTGGTGGCGTGTCTGAACCATGGGCAAGGGAAGAAAGAGCGAGAAGAAGCGACAACATAGCGTTTCCATAACCGTCATCATTTAAGACGATCTATCCGTTGCGCGTCTTCGGGTTGTTGTCAAATGGAGGTTGCTGGGGATGGTGGTCACCGTGGCTAATACAGTATCGACTGCGTAGGGGCGCCATCAAGGATGGGGAGTTGGTTGAGGTAGTGGGGTTAATAGGGAGGTGGGAGGATGAGAGAAATTTTCATCTAGGAATTTATCTATGGTATAAAATCGATTGAAAAGACCACACTCCTCCTCTGTAGAATCAAGCGTAGCGAGTATTTTATATTCTTTATGTTTCTTTTGTATGAAGGTGATAAGGTAAATTTCACGGGACACGAGGTGATTGTTGTATCTTTTGTGTAAAGGGCTCCAACTTAGCTGTTGTGCGTCAATATGCGTGAAAGGTTCATTGGGAATAGTGTTTACATAATAGCGAAGGAGCTGTTCCCCCTCATATTTTGCAGCTTCTTCACAATGGCAACAGGATGAGTGCGGTGTTTTCTGCTCGGGAGGGACTGACTTTCCGTTCAGGTAATGAGGGTAGTTATAGACAGAAGCGGGGATGGCTTGTGCGCTATTGATAAGGGAGAAAAAGGTCATTCCCAATATCCAAAAAAGCGAAGACTGTTTCATATATCCCCCCGTTATCGTGAGCCGCTTATAGAGCGTTTGAGGGGTCATGCGGAGATACGACAGAAGGACGAGAACCATCATCTTTTTCGGTAGTTAATAGGTCATCCTTACTTATATCGATGTCATCGAAGGCACGATAGATTTTAGATGAAACCTCACACTCACCTTTTTTACGAGTAGAATCGACGAGGGAAATAGCACTGAAGGATTTATTTTTCCGAACGAACTGGAAGAAATATATTTCACGCATTACCGGAAGGTTGTCGTCTTTTTTATTTAACAAACTCCAGCTTAGTTGTTTACGAACGACACGAGTGAAAGGTTCTGTGTAACCCATCTTCAGCTGTTCAGCGGCGAAACCTGCTGCACTTTCTTCTGCCATCCGCTCACAGTTATATCCAATGGACTTAGGTGTTTTTTGTTGAGGAGGTGTTGGCTGTCCATTGAAGTAATGAGGCAGGTTGGACACAGGGTTTGGTGTGGCGTTTGCTATTTTTATAGAGGAAAAGAGGGGAAGTCCTAATATCCAAAAAAGTGAAGTCTGTTTCATACGTCACCTCGTCACAATGAGGAGGCGATCGTGCTCTCCCTGTACAATTCTGTCAATCTTTCTCCGAGCATACTGGGCTAAGACAATACATCCCTCAGAAGAATCGTTGGGAAAGCGAGGATTAGCTCCGTGAATCCGAAAATTACTACGATGAAAGGTGTTTGTTCCGGGATAAGATGCTGATTTTGGCAAAGGGTCTAAGTCTAGAACGTCGCGGCCTTTACTGGAATGGTAGTCAAAGTCGCTAATACGGTACCGGCCGCGTGGGATCGGGCCAATATTGGCTATTTCTTGGTCATCTGGGTTGTTTTGTCCGTCAATAAGGTGGGGATTTATATTGTGGCGATTACCACTGGTTCCTGAATAGCCGTGTATAATAAACTCTTTTTTGGGAACTGATGTCCAAGGGTCACGGCCATAGACATCGCGTGGGTCAGGTGGGTTTTTTGTCCGCACGCCGGCTTTAACATTTTTGGCGAGAGGAAGCTGGTTAGAAGCAGGATGGAGCATGAAGAGATGCTCGAGCTCTTCGACGAATTTTTCGTCATAAGAGCCTTTTGGCCAAGAGACGTAATAGATGTTTCCAAAGGTTTGCTGATAAACAAAAGGCATAGCGCGTGTTCTTTCTTACCGCAGTGCCCATAGTGTGCCGTATTGTTGGGCGATGGCGATGTAGGCACGACCCCATGGGTTTTTCAGGGCGTCGAGGTCTGCCAAAGAGAGGTTCTTAAATCCTTCGGGAATGGCCCATGTCTGGGAGGTTCCGTTGTCGCTGCTGGACTGGATAATACCGGGGGCGAAGCCGGAAATGCCTAATTTATTGCGGAGATTTTGCCAGAAATGGGGTGGAGAGCTGTTCTCTGCATCCGGGGCCATTTGCACGAGGAAAGAGGCGGCGAGGTTATAGACCGCGCTGCGATAAAGCCGTGTCGAAACACGGCGAATTTCTGGAAAGGCGAGGTCTTGAGCGAGGCCGAAAGCGTTCTCGCATGTTGTGTCATCAGGTTGTGCCCCAGCGGGCACGCCCATAACATCGTGCACAAAACGCGTGAAACCCTCTATGGTGGGTTCCTCCGTTGTGGGGGTGTCAGTCACGGGGGCTCCCTTCTGCGCTGTAGGTTTCTTCAGAGAAAGAGCTCGGGGCGGTCTCGTCTGCATCGCTGGTCGCTTTGACGCTGACTTCCATCCCACGGGTGGCGGATTTGGAGCCGCGTTTGTTTAGGCTCTTCATCGCCACGCCAGAGATTTTCTCAGCGGAGGAACGGCGGTTCTTTCGGCCTTCTTCCGTTAGCTTTTCGTAATTATCTTCCAGTCCTCGTGCGAGTGCCTGAAAATTGATGGCTTGGTTGTCTGAATAGACCAGTCCACGGTAGCTTTTGTCGCGTCGTGCATCGTTAACAGAGCAGAAGCCAAAAGCGCGATGTTGGGCGATGATGTCACCACAATCTTCAGGGTCGAGATCGTCAATGACAATCTGTTGGCCCGCACCGATCCGGTTCCGCCGCAATTCGCGTGCGTCATCACCGGGGAGGCGGTAGGAAAAAACGTGAGTTTGGTGGGTCGGGTTGCCGATATAAAGCCGCATCGTCATGTCCTGCTGAGAAAAATGGGAAGGAAAAGCCCCCTATGATCACTGACGCAACAGCGCTTCATAGAGGGCCTGATAAGGTTAGTGAGCGGAGGAGAACACACCGCTGGTGGAGACGGGAACAGACAGGATCGTCGTCGCTTCACCACGTAGAGCCCAGCCGCTGGTCGTGCGCATAAAGCTCACCACGTCGGTGGCTTCTGCCCCGATAGGGCCTGTGATCTCGGCTGGGACGGAACGATCCACATACAGGGCGTTGCAGTCCGTGTTGCTCTGGCCGAACTCATCGCCAAACGCGTTGGTGTCAAATGTTGACAAACCGTCACGTTTTGGCAGTTCGGGGATGGTGGCAATCACGGCGTCTGTGCCGTTGGTGCCACGGCCCATCAGCTCGTCATCAGGAGCGGCTAGCACGTCCACATTGGCTGCTTTCATCGTTTCGATCACGGCCTGCATGACAGACTGCGTGCCGGCACCGATGCGCTGATAGCTGGTCAGCTGCACAATCTTCGTTGTGAGCAGCGCCAGAATACGCTGTGGCATCAGCAAGCGCACTTTAACGGGCTCTCCACCAACATTATACTGCCCAGAAGGCTGGGTGAGATTACAGCGTACAAGCTGGCTCTGGATCAGATGCAGCAAGAACTGGTACAGCTCACCTGCGTCGTAGGCATCCAGCGTTGTGTTGCCTTTGCTATCGGCTGGCAGGTTGTCACGCACTGTGCCTTGCTGAGCGTTCAGCAGGCCTTCACCGTTCTGTGGGTTAAAGCCAAACAGAGCCGCATCACGCAGAAGCTGGAAATGGCCTTGGCGCATCCCCGTGCTGTAGGCTTGTGCGAGGGACAGGCCCCAGTTGCCAGCCGCGTTGAGGTCCTCGCGGGAATATTCCACGCGGATCTTCTGTTCATAGGTTGGCGTTGTGATGGTGTCGGCTACGAGGGAAACGCTTGGTAGCTCATTGTAGCCAGACTGAGCGCCCTTGGCGATGGTGCGCATGTTCATGACAGGAACGTACACAGCGAAGTCACGCTCACCGAGACGAACGGCAGGCTCACCACCGGGGAAAAGCTCGGCAAAGCCAGAGCGCTGGGCGTAATGGACGAGAACGCGTGGGTCGGTAAAGTTAGGGTCAACCTTGAGGCGTGCAGGGGCGATAAGAGGCATGGAAATCTCCTTAGAGCTGGATCAGGGCGAGGATGGAGCCGGTGGCGGAATCAGGCAGACGAACCCAGCTCAGATTGCCGGACGTAGCGTCATAGGACGCAGCAAGGCCGTTATTCTGCACGATTTCCAGCAGCTTGACGGGCAGGGTTGTTGAGGATGAAGCAGACGCTTCACCTTGAGCAGAGGCGCCAGAATTTGCTGTGAGACGCTGCTTGTCCATGTCCCATGACAAGGACGCGGCAATGTCTTTCCCTGCGAGGTTGAGCAGAGCAGGGTCAGCCAAGACAGGCAGACGCACACCAGAGCCGAGGCGGAAAAAGCCCAAGCTGTTTCCAGGCCCAGCTTGTGGCGCGGTGGAGTTTGGCGTTGTGGCGAGATGATGCGATTGGTTGAACGCTGAAAAGCCGGTGATCTCTGCAGCGGACGTTGCGCGTTTCAGCGCCTGACCGCGACGACCTGGAGCGCCGGGCAACAGGCTCACCTGTTCTGACACGGCGATCCCGCCCCAAAGTGGCTGTGTTTCGCCTTCGTCAACATAGCCTGTGGCGAGGGCGTAGCGTGTGGCTGGGTCCAGCAGAGCGAGCCCCTGCACATAGCCGGAGCTATCGGTGGCAAAAAGGCCGGAGGCCTGCGTGGTTGTGTAAGGATTTACGTTAAGGCCGGATGCCATAAAAATGGTTCCTTAGAAAAATAATACTGAAAAAATGTGAGGATTTAAGCCATGAAAGCGCCGAAAGCGCTGCGGAACCCGCCGCGATAGTCTGTGCGCGTGTGGCCGCTCGCACTGCGTGTGCTGATCTTCTGCAATGGCGCATTAGGTGCTGAGGCAACCGGGCGTGACGCAGCGGCGCGTGCATCGGCATAGATCTGCTTTTCGGCAATCTCGAATACACCATCATCTAGGTCTGATAGGCGTGTTTTACCCCATTCCTGTGAATGTTTCTGCAAGCTGCCTGCCAAACGGCGGCGATAGCCTGACACACTCTCACCGGGGATATAGCGTGGCGTCTGCTGGCCTAAAGGCTGCGTGACGGAGTCCGCTTTGGCTTCAGCATCGCTGATCTCATTATGGTCTTCATCACTCAAGGGAGTAGAGCGGCGGCGGATTTTTTCCATTTCCGCTTCATGAGCATCGTTGCGGCGATTAAGCGCGTCTAAACGGTCACGAATAGCGCGGTCTTTGGCTTCTTTTGCGTCATCAAAACCGAAGCGTGCTGGGTCAGCGCCCATATCACGCAAGCAGGACAGAATGACGTCATCACGAGCGCCGGCTTTGCGCATCTGGGCAACCATACGCTCAATCATGGCGCGGTCATCCGTGTCTTTTTGAGGGGAGACCTCGTCTTGATCAAACCGCTGAGCGCTGTCCTGACGGTTAGCGCGATCAGCGCGTTTATCGCGCTTGGCATCGCCTTCAGCGCTGGCATCGTCGCCGTCATCATCGTCGGATAGATCATCACAGCGCACGTCTTTTTTCGGGGCTGTGCGGATCTGTTTTTTAAGCTCTTCAACCTCGTCTAATAAACGCGCAAGGCGTGTATGAAGGTCGGTATCGCCTCGGTTTTTATCAAGGCGGGCGTCTGGGGTATCGTGCGTCGCATCATGGTGTGTGCGGGCCATAGGGGAATGTTCTCCGTTAGATACAAAAAAGCCCCGTGCAGACGGTGCGCGGGGCTGGTTGGGGGTGTCGATGCCTGAGGGGGAATGGTATTTGTCCCACACACCTTCAGGCACAAGGGCGAGATGGTCGAGATGGTAGGGCGAGCCTTCTACCGTGACGCGCGTGCCATGGGGCAAGTCGCGACTTTGACTGAGCGAACTGGTGACAATCCCGGGGGAGGTTGACCAGTTATGCTCCATAAGGGCATGGGCAACGGCGCTATCTTGAATGCGGGCAATACCCCAGACCTCATGATCTCGCACAAAAGGATAAATAATGGTGCCGATGATATGGTCGGCAAAGTAGCGGTCATCGGTGATGGCACTGTCTGGATGGTCAATCACGACAGGCAGACCTTGGCAGCTTTCTAGAACGTCAGGGGACGTCCAAATGTCACGTTTACGTAACGTATATTCACCACGCTCTCCACCGCGATAGGCCCAGCCTGTCCCGGTGATGCGCATGGCAAAAAGCGTGACATTGTAAAAACGCTCAGGGCTCGAAAACTGCCCGTCTGCTATGGCTTTGCAGAGGGTGATAAGGTCCATCGAAAAACGCTGGGCGACCTGCTCCACCCCAGAGGCAAGGGGATGGGGGAGCTTATCATGCCCAAACCAGCCATAGGCGCTGTGGCTTTTGCTGAGGTCAGGCGTGAAAGGGGCGTCCACCCGTTTGGCATAGATCGTCTGCTCACCGTCCTTGAGCGGCTGAGTGACCGACCAAAGAACGGTGCCTTCAGGGGCCATGCCGAGCAAAGCAGTGCTCGCGTGCTCGGCGGCTTGCAAAGGCGCTTCACCTGCATGGGCCAATGTACTGGGGAGCTCCCATGTACCATCACGTTTTTTAAGCAGCAGAAGCCGATCACCGGCCCTATAGGCAAAGCCAGCGTGCTTCATCATGGGGAAAATATCCTTATTAAGAGGGTTAGGTGTGGAAAATTGTGGAAATAGCTTGAAGGGTTAAAAAAGAATGTTTTGTTGCAGCAGCGAGGTGAATGAGCATGGGGAATGACGCTGCTGTTTTTTCGTATTGGGTTGCGACAATGCGTCGTTTTCGTGATGTTCTAAAATATAGGTATTTCATAAGGATCATGGCTGATCCTTATGAGCGAAGAATTTAGTGTAGATTAATGACGTGGAGAAGCATAAGGGCACCGACCTGTGGGTCTGGCGCTGTGGCAATAAGGATTCCATTTGATCCTAATATATCTCCATCGTTAGTTACTCTCCCAATGGGGTCGCTGTCAGCGCTATAGATAATGCCACTTTTACTAAGCGAACCTAACAGGATTCCATTTGATCCTAATATATCTCCATCGTTAGTTATTCTCCCAATGGGGTCGCTGTCAGCGCTATAGATAATACCACTTTTACTAAGTGAACCTAACAGGATTCCATTTGACCCTAATATATCTCCATCGTTAGTTATTTTCCCAATAGGATCGCTGTCAGCGCTATAAATGGGGCCTGACTGAGAAAAGCTGTTTCCGATAAGGAAAGGAATACAGAAGATAGCAGCGATAAAAAGATATTTATTAATCATATTTTCCTCCCTGTAATTTTGTGATCCTTACTTGGGAGAACATCAACCTAATATCGCAGGTTGTGGCCGTGTTGAGCGCTCTAAAATATAGGTATTTCATAAGGATAATGGCTGACCCTTATGAGAGAAGAGTTTACTGTAGCTTGATGACGCCGAGTAGCATAAGGGCACCGATTCTAGGGTCAGGAACCTGACCAATAGAGCTTCCACCTTTTCCTGTTACATACCCATTTCCATCGACCTGCCCAAGGGGGGTATTGGAGGTATCATAAACAACCCCTCCAGGCCCGATATTTCCTAGCGATATCCCGTTCTGTCCCGTTATATTGCCACTTCCATCGACCTGCCCAAGGGGGGTATTGGAGGTATCATAAACAACCCCTCCAGGCCCGATATTTCCTAGCGATATCCCGTTCTGTCCTGTTATATGGCCTTCTCCATCAAGGTAGCCAATGGGCATATTTGACGTGTCATAAATGGGACCTGGCTGGGAAAAGCTTCTTCCGCAAAGGAAAGGAATACAGAATATGGTGGCGATCAAAAGATATTTATTAATCATATTTCCCTCCTTGGGATTCTGTGCTCCTTACGTGGGAGAAAGTCAACATAATATCGCAGGTTATTTTGGTAATCTAAGGAGGGATTTTTTATCGTTCGAAGGATGGGGATTGCAGGTTATGGCGCTTTGCCATTGTTGTCCATCTTTTTCACGGAAGCTTCCAAGGTAGGAAATATCAGTGACTTCAAATGTACCTGAGAAAAGTGAAGAGTTCTTGGGAAGCGTTTGTTTCTGAGCGGAAAACTGTCCACTATATTTTCCTAGGTAGTTTGTAGTTGAGGGTAATGAAATTAGATCCCCTATTTGAATATCGCCTCGTAATGGACAGGTGACAGTAATATCATTTTTTCCGTTCCATGTAGGCTGTCCCATAAGGTCGTTGAAATCAATTTTCTTTATGGGGCGTTCATAGAATTGGTCTAAAAATGTGATGGTTTGCCCGGAAATATGCACGGTCAGAGGGTTGCCTGACATTTGTTTCCAGCAATCGCCATACCCAACGCAAAGCTCTTTGAAGCTGGTATAACAACCAATGAAGTCATGAAGGGCGATAGGCTCTTCTTTTGCTTTAAAGACGATACTTGGTTTATGAGGAGCGGGAAAGGTTGTTTGTTTGATCATCTCTTTCACGCTTTTCCCTCTTGGGCAGTGAAAGATATATGATATTTGGGTGGGATCGAGTTCTGGTGCTTGGTAGCTGGAGACGAAAAAGGTGATGTCCATCTCTGTTCCCGACCAATTGCCAAGGCTGCTTTGAATAGTGCCGTGCAAGATCGTGCCAACTTGGTTGGGATTGCTTAAGGGGAGGCCTTTGCTCATACCAGCTTTGAGGATGAGAGTATGATTAACGAGGTTGGAGGCTTGATTGATCGTGGTGATATCCACCCCTTTAATCGTTACAAAAGCCCCTCCTGTTGAGCCTTCGGCCTTGGAGAGAGATGCTTGTGTGAAACGGAAAGAAATATCTAGCGCACCGGGGTCAAATGGATCCGTTGGGCTTCCGCCGGGTACGCTCTGGGGGGTGCCGGGTCGTTTGGGAGCTGTGGTGCTGGCAAATTGTAAGACGGGCTGAGAGGAAGGGTCAGTTCCTGGAGAATAAATGCAGAGGTTATAATAGCGCATGGAGGTTTTCTTCCCGAAAGAGGCTATAGAATAGCGTGTGATGTTTATAAGGCCCTGGCATTACGTTTGATCAGGTCGAACCGTGGCGGAGGGGCGCACGAGGACGACGTTGTTCTTCCCAAGATCGTTAAGGAGAGGTGGTCAAACGGTCGCTGCTCCTTGTCTCTTCTTCATCGTCACAGGTTTTTGGTGTTCTTACTGTCCTGTTTCCCAAAATCGACGTCGCCATCAAACACACCGGAACTGCTGTTGATGCTCTGCTCAAGCATAGTCAAAAGAGCGGCCTTCCCGTCTGGGTTGTCGTCTAGAAGTGGGGCTGTGGTGCGGATGGTGTCTAGAATGAGGGAGAAGCGCTTGGCGGTGAGGTCGAACGTATTATTTTCTGCTTCTTCGGCAGGCCAATGGGCGGAGAAGCTGTTCTTCCAATCACGGAAGATTGCTTCATCACTCAAAGAGCCGTAGCTGTTGGGGTGTTTGTCCCGCATCGCGCTGATAAAGCCGCTATTCCAAGCGCGGCGCATCACGATCTGGTCACAGAATTGATAGACAGGGGCCATCCATTGGCGACGCCCGCGGATATATTGCGCGATCATTTTCGCATCTTCTGTGCCTTCACCAAAGCCTTGGGCAAGGGTTTGGGAGTTCAGAAGTTGGCTGGGCATCCCCGCTGCTGCGGCGATGTCTTCAATAATATTCTGTCGTGAGCTGTGGAGAGACTTATCAACATTGAGCAGATTGAGGGATTCAATCGTGTCATTCTGCCCAATGGTCAGCACTTCACCATTTTGACTGAGCCGAAGCATGTCGGCTTTGTCTTCAGTAAAGATCTTCATCGCACGGGAGGCGACAGATCCAGGCTGTTGCACCTTAGCAACGACAAGACCTGCCTTTTGTGCCACGAGGCTATTGGCGACTTGCCCCTGCATATACGAACGCAGCGGGTAGATGCAGCGCTTAAAGCAGGACCGGCCCGAATAGCCATAGGCTGAACTTTCATAGTCCAGATAGACCGGGTCTTCATTCATCAGCACGACAAAGCGGCCTTGGCGGTAGCTTTGCCCGTTAATGGTCACAGAGGACGGTGTTTTCAAATAGTTGGGCTGGTTGGGGTCTTGGTTGAGCACCAAGCTGCCCGCTGTATTGAGCGGGTCCCATACATTGAAATAGAGGTCTAGGTCAGGGATCGCCTGGGCATCAATGGGGGCGTCACTGGGGATGATGGCGCCGGTTTTGGGGTTTGTGGCGCCAAAGCCCAGCACAGCCATGCCGTACACACGCGCCCAGCTTGCGACCTGTTGAATGATCTGGTCACAGCCTAAGTCGTTCCAATGTTTGGTGAACTCATGGGCAGCTTCGTCATCCGGGGCGTTTTCAATACGGACATGGCGGGGCTCGCTCATGGCCATATCAATGGGCAAACGGGCAATTTTGGCGCCGAGGGGATGGTCGGTATAAAGCAGCTTGCACAGCTCGTAGCTGGGTGCAAAACCGGGGAGGATATGTTCGCCCATGAGGGTTTCCCACAGGGCGTTGCTGCCATTGGTAAGGTGGTGCGTGGCCAAGGGGGCCTCCTTTTAAGTGATCACGAAAGGGGCGCTACAGCTCGCTTAATCCTAAGATGATGCCGTAGCAAAAACAGTCCAGCAGATCGTCACTGCGCCGGGCGGCGTGTGGATCGCTGAGGTGAAAATTGGTTGTTTGGGTGAGGAAATGATTGCGCGATTGCCCCCGAAAGAGCGACACGCGGTCAAAAGCAGGGCGGGCGAGGCGGACATGGCCTTGGCAGGTAAAGCGCCCGGCTTCTAGCGCGCGTTGGTCTTTCCCGCGGGCGGTCAGGGCGGCATCAATGGCCTGCACATTAAGCCCTTGGCGCTTGAGCTGAGGGAGAATGACGGAACCAGCGGCGCGGTCTTCAATAAAACAGGCGATGACGCCGTGGCGGGCACGGGGTTTGCGTGCCCAGTCTTCAAGCGTGGTGAGCACGCGTGGCGTCCAGTTTTCGAGCGTTGCGGCTTCAAGCTCGACCAGTTCCCAATCCAGCACGGTGAGCGGATGAGCGCGGTCAAAACGGTTGAGGGCGAAATAGATGACAGCCGTGCCGTCATTGCCGATCCCGCCTTTGAGCGATGTATCCATCACGGCAAAGACCCCATCGACAGGGGCGGGAACGTCGATGGGGGTATCGTTGTGGAGGAGATCGTCTAACGTAAAGAACGCTTGGCCAATTTGGCGGTAATCCCCTTCCCAAATATGAGGGTAGAGATTGGGAGCGTGCTGGTAACAGCGCAGGCGTTCTTGGTTCAGTGTGTCGGGAAACCACGGATTGTCCGACCAATTGACGCGTTGAATCAGGGCATTGTCATGGCCGTAGAGGCTTTCCCGTAGCTGCTCAATGGGGGCGTCACGTTCAAGCGGGTTCCAGCTAAACCAGAGTTCGGAGCTGTTCTTACGAATAGTGGGGAGGAGAATATCAAGGGACTCTTGGCTGATCGTCTGGGCTTCTTCTACCCAGGCAATATCGATCCCTTCGGTTGATTTAATGCTTTGGCTATGCCGAGCGAGCCCTTTGAAAATAAACTCTGACCCGTTTGTGGCGCGAATATGTTGGTCATGGATCACAAACCACGCGTTTAATCCAAGCGCTGTGATCTGATCCACCAAGAGCTTATGAACCGATTCCGCAATGGATGTTTGATATTCCCGACAACAGAGCACCCGCACAGGGCGCGTTACCGCTAGGGCAATGAGGACACGCGCGATTGTCCATGACTTGCCACTACCACGCCCGCCATACCAAAGACGGTAGCGGTATGACTGCCCAAAGTCTCCAAAAGCGGGGGGAACCTCAATGAGGGTCGGTGCTGTTGGGAGGCTTTTGGGGGGTGTCATGGTCGGAAGCAGAGGAAGAAGGCGGTTGAATAAGCAATGTGGGAGAGGGAGGAGACGGTGTTGTTGAAGACGCACGCTCAACAGAGGAGAAAGACTTGCCATAACCGCGGTCGAGAAGTTCTTTAATAGCGGAAAGACGCGTGCTCTCACTGCTCGCAGAGGTGGCGATCTCAATAAGGGCGTCAATAAGGGTGGCCCCATGCTGGCGCACTTTGCGCCGTAGGGCGTCGTCGTCCTTGGGCGCGGTGGTGCGGCGCGTGCGCTTGGGGCCGTCCCCCGGCGCTTTGGGCCTCACCATGGGGGTATCCTTTGGTTGATGGAGTTGGGGAAATGGGAAGATGATACGGTGACACCGACAGAAGCTCGGGCATGATCCCACAGACAAGACATCGTGTGGGATGGTGCTGTGTGCGCGAAGGGACAATAATATGACCGCTTTCGCAACAATTATAGCGTTGTCGCCATAGATAGAACGCCCATAAGGCGATCGACTTAGCCATAAAGTGAGGAGCTTTGATAGCCACGGTAGCGGGTCTCTTCATCTTGTCGGGTGATCTCGTGCCGAGCCCGTTGGGTCAGGCGGTGCAGTAACGTCTCACTGAGCGAGAGGTTCTGCGCTTTCAGGAGGTGGAGAGGCGCCATAATGGGGCGGCATCGTACGACATCGCCATCATGAGCCCCTAGTGTGAAGCAGTCCCACCAGCTCAGCGCATAATCCGCGCGATGTCGGACAGAAGGTGCGGTGACAATGGGACATAATGCGGCATGTGTTTGTGTGCGGGCCAGCATAATAAAGCGGTGGCCTTTAAAGAAGACCACACGGCCCGCTTGGGGTGTTGGTATTGAACGAGACATCATCAGCCTTGAGAAACAAAGCCCACGCAAAAAGCCCCGCACCATAAGGGAGCGGGGGCGTGGGGGATCAGAGGCTGAGAATGAATGCTCTTGTGGGAAAGGGCGTGTCGTGTCGGGACAAGAAAGCCCGCATACGCCAAACAAGGACAGGCCGCTTATAAGCGACGAGAGAAGCCTCTGACACAATAAAATAAGGGAAAGATTGACTGTGCTCTCATGATTGAGCGAGCTACACATAATTCCAATCTACTTATTTTTTCTCATAGTTTTCCGGTCAATGCAAGTCTTTTGTGCAAGAGATGTTTTTCTAAGGGGGCGAGAGCCTTTTGGGAACGTCAGAGATGAGCATTCTTGCGCCGTATGGGGAGCGTTCGACACCTCATCTGACCGCCCAATGACCTCAATTGTGCCTCGTTCGTGAAAAGCAATGTCACGTTGCAGGATCAGCGTTCTTGGGCTGATCAGTGGATGACAGCCTGACAAGGGGACAAAATGAATTGGAAATCTTTTCCATTCACAGCGAGAGTGGATAGAAGAGTGCAGCGCATGGATGATCTCACAGGCATTTCTTTAGCGATGAAGGGCGTTATACATGCTCATTCTTCTTCGGTCAGGTGAGGGCGTTTTACTTTGCGGGTGTTTTTGGCCAGCCGGGGTTTTTAGGGAGGGAAGAGGAATTGTTTCTGTGATGTCCTGAGCATCGGCATGATTGAAGGGAGTTACTTTTAGAAGTTTTTCTCATGAAGGTGATCCATTTCTCGTAATTTTCAAGGAATAAACAACTATTCATTTTAAAGTGTTAATGATTTATCAGAGGGAGGCAAGACGATGGATTATAAAGTGCTTCAAACGTTTTCAATGAAATCTTTTCTATGATGTTCGGCACTTCTTCTGATGTGTAAATGTGTCACCATGTTTATAACGATCAATTTCTTAAGCGTGCGACATCTCCATGCTTATGATGAACCAAAAGGCTTATTTTACAGAAAATATGGTTATGCCTCTTGCCATTATATGGGCGGCATCATCGGTCTGCCGAGTTTTACGTAAAGAGGAGTAACATGCCCGCGTTCATAGGCTGATGAAGCCATGATTTTGCGATGTATGGCGCTGTTTATTGTCCTATCATAAAGCCCCATCATAAAGAGTAGAGTGCTGACATGTAATCGTTCAGGGGGCGGACATGTTTTTGAACGGCGCCTACCATTCCCTGTATGAGGGCTGTTGGTCATCGATGATGAGGCAGTGCCGCGAGGCTATGGCTTACATGATGGATGTCCGATAGTGAGTCAGTTCGTGCTGCCAAGGCTCTAAGCCGTGAGGTAAAAGAAAACCCCGGCCCAACAGAGACCGGGGCTTTGCGCCGTCTTACGGAACAGATGGAGCTGGAGGCGGCGCATCAGGGTCTTGCCCAGCACGGAGAATAGCCGCAATCTGGTGGTGCAGATCATGGATTTTCTGGCGATTATCAAAGCCCTGCTGGATTTGCTGTGGGGTAAGCACGCCACGGATAGCCAAGGATACATCAACCATCTTTTCAAGATGAGCACGGTCGCTTTTCTCGATGGCTTTTTCAAGCTTGTTGATCTGGCTTTTCTTAATATCGCCCGGCTGTTGGAGCAGCTCCATCAGCTGATGATGGGGGTCATTCGCTGGGTTCATCTGCGCAGGGTCAGGGCGATTTGCTTCTAAGATGGCATGAATCTTTTCTTTCTGGGCCTCAGAAAGCACCACGCCGGGCAGCGCAACCATGAGCGGATGCGGGTGATGATGCATCATCGGCCCCGGAGGTGGCGGCGGAGGCCCTACTGGGCCGACCGGAGCCGGCTGCGCCTGTGCCACCCCAACAAGAGCGGCAAGAGAGGCGGAACTAATGAGGACAGTGTTTAAGAAGCGTTTCATAAAGCTCTTTCCTTAATGAAGGTGGAAACCACCGTAAGGAAGACTATCTTTCAAGCCTGTGACATAAAGATGATGAATCATTCATCTTTTTAAAGAGGGCAAAGGATTTTAAGTAAAATCTAAAACAACATGAATGTCATGCTGTGCGACACAATTCATGAGTGTTCCGGCTGTTACTTCAGAAGCATCGGTGATGATAAGAAAGCTTTCGCTACTAAGAGAGTTTGCGATGGTTGCGATTTCTGAGGCGTTGTAGGTGCGTGCTGAGAGTTTTACTCCAGCTCCAGCACGCGTCAGGTTGCAGATGGACGAGTAGGACATTTTACTCATAGAGTATTCTTTCGATGAGATGTTAAAAATGTGTTGTGTGATGGGAAGGTTATGTGAAGTCGATAATAACATTTTTTTTGTGACGTTGTAGAATCGAGGTGAGAGCAATAGAAGCGGACATTTTGGAGGCATCGGTAATGATAAGAAAGCTTTCTCTACTAAGAGCGTTTGCGATCATCAGTAAGTCAGCATTTGTGTAATCGAGTGCTGAAATTTTGATTCCGATACTCGGGCGAAAGCTCAGCACATTTAGGATAGATTGCATAGATTTTTTAGCCATTAGATATTACCTTTTAAAGATGAGGAGAGAGGCTATTCTTCTTTAATAAGACTAAATAACAGTGCTACTGAGTCTATTATCTGTTATATTTTACGTGTACGCCGTCGTTTTAGAGGGTCGCGTATCGCAGCCTCCCATCGTGTGATCCGGCGTTTTTTGAGAGAACTTCCTCCGCATTCTCTACATCTGAACATATCTTGTGGCGGGAGACACTCAAACGGTAACTTCTGATGATGAAAGAGAATAGCATTACATTCTGTGCATATGATTTCTTTATAGTTGTAGAGTGGCCATTTTTTCCCTATGGCCTGTAAAAATTCTGTACGCTCTTCATTAGCATGAGGATCGTTTTTATCAGACATGATGCCCTCCATAACGTATGACATGGAATTCAAGTCGTATTTTATACAGGGAAAGAGTCTCTATTCTATAAAAAATATTAAAATATCTGTTGTTATGCGACCGAAAATGACGCGGTGAGGCGACATGGTCATGACTCATCAATATTGTACGCTTTTTCGCAAGAGAATATATTTTTCATGAGCAGGAAGCGCATTGTGAGGAGGACCTTATATGATGGTTATGGTCGTTAAGTCGTTTGTAATTTTCTTTCTCATGAATATTGTCGCCATAATGATCTTGCATTATCTTCATCATAATCATTCAATTGAAATATTTGAAAGTCGTCGACGAGATCAACAGTCGGCGCGTAATTGTCTGCGGTATTGGCAAGCTGCAAAATGGGCGCTGGGCTGCTGGGATATAAGAGGAGTACTCCCATGTGTTGTTTCTGTTCGTTCAAATGATATTTAGTAAGGGATATTGTGATGACCGATACAAGAAACAGTTTAGATCACGATAATAAAGATGGTGAGGTAAGAAAAACGAAGCGGAAGGAGGAGAAGGGACGAAAGGAAGATCTCGAAATGACGATGAGCTTACTGCGAAGAATGGCAAGTCATCGTGAAGGTTTAACAAAAAGAGATATTATGGTTGGGTTGAACGCAGCAACCCCTCGTACGGCAGAGCGCTGGTTGAGAATTATGAGGAGTGTTTTCCCACAATTGGAAACGGTCAATGATGAAAAACCCTATAGATGGCGTATTCCTAATGGGATTGATTCATTTATAAACGTACCAACGGATGAAGAACTGGCCGCCCTCAAAATAGCGGAGAGGCGATTAAAACAAGATGGTCATGCTGATGCGGCTTGGTTGTCGACTTTATATGAAAAAGTAGAATGTCTCTTAAAGAAAAATCTTTATACGCGCTTGGCTCCTGATATTAATTCGATTGTTTTTAATACAGGTTATGCAATGCAAGCTGGAGCGCGTCCTACTGCTGATGAAAAAATTCTGACGACACTCTGGTACGCGCTTAAGGCGGTGAGCCGTGTCTGTTTTATGTATAGAGGAAAAGAGCGTTGCGTTTCCCCATGGGGGCTTTTAACGGGAAAAAGCTATTATCTTGTTGGCCCTGTTAAGGGGGAGGAACAGCCGCGTTTGTGGCGATTGGATCGAATGGCGGCTCTTAGAGGGGCGGAGGGTATCGCCCAGGCTCCGCCGGAGGGCTGGACGATACAGGATTTTGCAGCGCGTTCTTTTGGTGTGTGGCAAGGGAAGCAGCATAGGGTTGGGTTGCGTTTTTCTCCTATTGCAGCGGGAGATGCGCGTCACTTTCTGTTCCATCCTACTCAGGATAAGGAAGAAAAAGAAGATGGTTCTCTAGATGTACGCTTTCAAGCAAGTGGTTTGAATGAAATGGCTTATCATTTGTTCACATGGGGGACAGACGTTACGGTCTTTGCACCTGCAGAATTACGCGATTGTCTTGTTGATATGTGTAAGTCTATCGTGATGAAGTACGAGGGATGAGTAGGCGGGGTTTGTGGTGTTTATTCTGTCGTAATGGGTGCTCAGATGTTGCTTTATGATGCTATAAAATAGGCTTATCGATATCTTTAAGTGCTTCTTTTGTTTTCTTGATATGGAGTAAGTATTTTTTATTGGGTTGTCCGTGAGAATAGGAGGAAACTATACTGTTATGGTCGTGCTCCACATAGTGTATTTTTAGAATATGTTGTGTTCGTGTTTGGAGATATGCCAGTTTACGGTCAATAGAAAAAAACGCAGAAACCACAAAGAAACCGTCCCTCTCTTTGATGAGAGAAGGACGATTCATAGAGTGTTATCTCTTTGTGAGAGGTCAAGAGGCGGTAAAGTCTTTCTCTAAAGCCTCGCCGTGGGCGAGCCAATCTGCACAACGGGTGATCTCGTTCTTTTTTTCGTCAAGCTCTTTTTGATGAGTGGTCGCAAGAGCAACAAATTCTTCCCAATAAGGAAAGTTGTTCTTGAGAAATTGATCCATCTGCATCTGATGACGGACAGTGCGATACCCATCGCGCAAACAAGACGTAACGTCTTGTTTCCATGATTGGAATTCTTCGGCCTGTTTTGAAGCACGGTGGTCTTTGTATATGTCCATCCCCGCGCCCGCAACAAGACCTACGAGTGGCATAAAATTCGCGACATGACCGGCCCATTTGGCTTGCTTGGCGGCGGCTTCTGCAGCTTTTTTGGCAGCTTCCTTGGCGGCCTTTTTGGTGCCCCGTTTGGATGCTTCTTTGGCCGCTTCTTTGGCCGCCGCTTCTGCGGTTTCTTTGACGGTCCTCGCGGCGGCAGAACCGATGCCTCCAGCCGCACCGCCGGCTGCTGTTCCTTTTCCAAGTCCCAGAAGCTGTTCTAGGGTTGAAAGGATATGGTCGTTTTTCATGAAACCTATGAGGCTGTCGAGAGTGTTGTCCCATGCATCATTGCCCAAAGAGCGAGAGATGGCGAAGGTGCCTTCGACGCCAATGTCTATATTTCCATCCATAGAATATTTATGATAGAGATCTTGAATATCTTGGAATGAGATTTCCTTTATTTTTTGTTTAACATCTTGTCTCAATGGAAGGACTTCTGTTTTATAAATATTGGTTATTTCCTCATTTAGTTTTTCTCCTGTTTCTCCAAGGCGTCGCGTGAGTGTTTCTTGCAGCGTTTTGGGGGTACTGCTGCTAATATCGTCAATAAGATGGTTAAAAAGTAATTCGATCTCTTTAAGAGTCCTCTCACTGGCAATTTTTACGTTATCGGGCACTTCTCCGAGGAGAGCCTTTTCCAGAGAAACATTCCTTTCCGTTTGAGCGTAGTCTTCTTGGAGCTTCTGACTCTGCGTCTTTGCGAAATCAAGAGGTTGGAAGAGAATATCACGGATCGTGCTTGTCGTGGCTTTGAGGCGAAGGATGTCATATCCGCCTTGATTTTCAACGATGGCATGAATGGCGTTACGCAATGACGCCATATGGGACAGTGCTTCATATTCTGCCTGATCGCCGTTTAGCCAGTCGTTAATCGGTTTATCATCTGGCGCTGCGGAAACGGCGACGATAGGAAGGGAGGCAGCTTCTTCTGCTGTTAAGCCTATCAGTTGAGTGAGACGCTCAAGGATGTTGTCTTTTTTTGTTCTGAAGCGTTCTTGATACTCTTCCTCATCGCCGACATCACATTCTTTATCGAAGCGGCTCAACACAAAGATGGTGCGTGGGAGCATATTCAATTGCCGAAAAAGCCAGTTCAACTCGTCTTTATGGCTGTCTTTAATGGGATTAACGGGGTCGAGGACGTAGAGTAACACATGGGCTTCACTCACATAGCGACGCGTTTTGTTTTTATAGGCCTCTTTGTCCCCAACGGTATCACGTTTATGGCCATACAGACCCGGAGTATCGATGATTTGATAGGTATCATCGGGATTATAAATAGTCACTTCGTTAGAGGACTCCCCAACGCCGATTTTCATATCGTCTTTTGTTTTGCCAAGCCATGAGGCGACGATAGAGGTCTTTCCGGTAGAAAAGCCGCCAACAAGTGCTACTTTAACGCGTCCATCTTCTCCTTTCCCATCAATACGATCTAAGAGTGTGCTTAATTTGTGGCGTAGATAAGCAGGCGCGGTAAAACCTAATGTTTCTCCATCGTCAAGAAAGGTTTTAAGTGCGGTAAGGTTCTCTTTAAGTGTAGAGAGTGTGAGGGTAGAAGTCATAGGATGTTCCTTAGGAAAGATCTGAACAAGAGGCGTGAAGTGTTATGGAACGTGTGTCATGTTTATGTATTCAGGGAGAGAGATGTGTTCTTTTTACAAAATGAGGTGAGCTCATCACGAGTATGCGTGAGCGCTTGCTTTGTTTTGTTGACATGGGTTGCAATGGTTTGAAACTCTTTTTCCTTTTCGCGACAAAAGGAACAAAGAGGCGTAGAAATCGCATTTAAATTTTCATGAAGCGCTTTGCGTAGTTTGGGACGAATGTCATTGAGGATAGCTTCAATAGCGTCTCTTTGCTGTTGTTCTTGATAGGATGAGTCGATGAGTTTTCTCATGCTCCAAAGGCCGCCTACTCCAGCAATAGCAGCTTCCACCCAGCCGATAGGCCCTAAACAAAGACCGATAAGAACGCCGGCAATTGTGCCGCCAAGGCCCCATCCATCAATGCCCGAGGCTGTCTTAAAGGCCAGTTCTTCAGTGAGTTTATCCGTTTGAGGACAGAAGTCTTCTAAGGTCGTGAGTGTGTTTTTCTGCATAATAGAGACGAAGCGTTGGTCGATTCTATGCATTCTTTTGTAAGAATGTTCGACGAAATGTTCGACTTCGCTCTCTCCCAAACAAGAGAGTTCCTTGAGGGATTCCTTGATGGCGGTCTCTAGCTTTTCTCTAACAGTGCCATCGAAATCTGACCACATCGCGTCTTTGTGATGGATGTCCATACGCTGACGTACAGCGTTGATAAATGTTTCCTCTAGTCGTGTCGCAAGGCGATTGCAGTCATGTTGAATGTCAAAAGGAAGCTGGGAATACGCCCAGGCGGCTTCTTTTAAGAGGATGTATGTTTCATCCAATGGGGAGAGGATTCCATCTGCGGTATGCGTGACGGTATGCTCTGTTTTCTGAACGATCCGAAAAAGTTTAGAGAGATTCGTGTCTATAATGCGTTGATGGCTTTGGGGGAGGATATCGTGTTCCAAAAGATGAAGGAAATGCTGAAGTCCACTGGCATCAAGAAGCTTTTCTGCAGGGAGTGCGGCGAGAAACTTTTTTTGTTGGCTGAAGAAACGATGCTCAGCGGGAAAAGGGGCGTTTATTGCGAGGAAGGCAGGCAGAGCAGAGAGCGTGATATGGCCTTCATAAGTGCGTCCAAGCACAGATTTTATATGGTGATCGGCATCAATCAGGGTGGCCCGCTCTTCATCAGTGACGGTGAGTCCATTGGCTAGCATACGGGGAGATTGGGTACGTTTGTTAAAAATACGATAAATGCGCGCTTCTTCACGGAGATGGTGTTTTATCTTTTCAAGTGTGCCTTCAATTTCGTTGTGATGTCCATCACGGGTTGTATCGCCGCCGGAGGTTTGCGGCGGCGCAGCATCGCTGGTGACATAAAAGATGACATGAGCGGACGAAACGGCGCGTTTAATTTCCTCTTGCACAATGTCTTCACGGCCTTCAATACCCGGAACGTCAAGTAGGGTGAACGCTTGCCCACCAAGAGAGCAGGGGTAGGCTGTTGTTGTGCGCGTGTAGTCGGAGCGCCCGTCGCCAATGGCCGCGCCGATGGGCTGATGTTTACGGGTTTGTTGTCCATTTTTGTCAAAGTGAGAACAAAGGGCTTCAATCAGAGTAGACTTGCCAGCATTGGTCTCACCGTAAAAAGCAATAACTAATTTATCCCACTCTTGAGCGTTCATCGTTGTGTTGAGCGTCGTTTTTAGGGTGTCCCGAGTTTCGTCGAGAAAGCGGACGCCTTGTCCGACGCTGCCGGGATATTCGTGAAGGTCATGACCCCATTCTTGAAAAGAAACAGTATGGAAGCACGCTTCTGCTGCTGCGCAAAACGTTTGTGCTTTGTGATTGGCCAATGTGACTTCTCCTGTGAAGGCATCAAAAACGATCGTAGAATAGACTCCTTTCGAGGGAACGATGGGCGTTATTCCACTTATTGCTTCTCTCTCTTTACGGTGGAAGATTGAGTGACGATTTATAAGATAAAATGTCAGTGCGTCAAAATCGGTCGCATGGGAGTAAATTTTCTCCTATTCGTGTCTTTTGTAAGAAGTATCGTTTGTTGTGTGGCTATTCTATATTTTTAACGTGATATTTTTGTAGGAGAAGGAGGGTTAAAAGAAATGTTCATGTTGGAGGAAAGCATGTATTATCAAGGGCACTAGAGATATTTTCCATTTTAGACATATGTTTATTACTATTCTAGTCATGAGAGAAAAATGGTTTGATAATGATAAAAAATAAGAGGGAGTTTTTTCCCTCTTATTATATTGCTACTATTTATATAAAAAGAATGCTATTACAGTAAATAGTATTATATAAAAGAAGGCGCTTGCTATATTATGCAGAGACAAAAATCCTTGCGAATTTACACGGAAAAGAGCGGCATAGATCGCTCCCCCTATTAAAGCTCCCATTGCATTATCCTTGTTTTCTATGGTCGGATATCTACGTATCATAGGGAGTTTACGGTGGTCAGAGAGGCGGCGCAACGGATGTTTGCGGCTGGGCGTTAGGGGCTGCTGTGTTTGGCCTGAGAGGCAATGATTGCGCGGCGGGCGCGGAGTTTCTCGCGGTGTTTTTCGAGGTAAAACCCGGCCAGTTGTTCCAAGAGAAAGGCGCATTGGGCGCGGGCATGGGCGTTGGCTTCGGTCTTGCCTTTCTGGGGGTACAGCTTTCGCCCCATTGCGGAGAAAGACAGCTCATCGACCAGCAGCATTTTTAGCCGAATATGCGCACAGAGGCCGAGCACATCTTGGACTTCGCCAATACGAGCGGAGGCATGGCTGCGACTAATGGTGAAGGTATGGAGATTGCCGCGAATATAGTCTTTATCAAGCGGTTCTTGCGTGTAGTCTGCATAGCCATAATCAGCAAAAACGAAGTCTTCAAGCCAGCGGCGAGCGGCGGTGACTTCTTCGCCACCAATATCACCCGCGCGATGAAGCGCTTTGACCGTATTGAGTTTGAGGCGTTTTTTACCAAAGGTGTCGTAATCATCTTTGGCGATCCGCTCTTTGGTCGGTGCGTTGGAGGGGGCCTGAGTTTTCGTGCGACGTGTGGTTTTTACGGTCATTTCTCTGTGCTTTCTGCTGGCAGGGTAAGAGGGATAAAGCGCCAATCGGTCTGGAAGCCGATAACGCCAATGAGATCGGGCTTAGAAGGGACTGATTTATTGTGATGGTGCATCGTTATCGAAAACATCATGGCTGGTGGTAAGGGCGCTAGGCGTGCGGAGAAACAGAGCGATTTGGGCTCGTTTTTCGCGGAGCTCTCGTGCTTCTTCATGCAGAAGAGTATGGAGTTCGGCTGGACTGGGCATGAAGGTAAAGCGTTGCATGGCCCGGCGGAGGGCGTTTTTCCCCCAGCAATGACGAGGAACATCGTGCATGGCTAATGTTGCGATATCGATCCATTGTTGCATCTTTTGTCCACTGGGAGGGTTGGCTATCACTTGCCCCAATGAGGCGATCAAGAGCGTAAGCTGGCGGCGTGTGTCTTCTTCCGATAACGGGGTGAGGGCTTGGTCAATCTGGTGCAGAAGCGCGGTGGCTTCGTCCTTTAAGGCAGGGTCTTTGGGGGGCATGCGTCCACGTAAAACGAGGCCGTTATAGCTTTCCCAGCGGCGAATATGCAGCGTTCGGGTCAGCGGATGGCTCGGTGTCAGTGTGGCGAGGGCAGCGGTCATGAGAGGGCTCCACGGGCAAGGGCGAGAAGTTCAGAGCGGTTTTGCTCTGTGGTTGATGACGGACGAGAGGAGCTTGCGCGGCGTGTTTGGCGGCGTTCGGCACTTTTGCGGCACCAAATACGGAACGCTGCATTCCAATCATGCTTAACGGCGCGCTCATTGGCTGTTGAGCGCCAATAATCGCAAAAGCTTTCGGCTTCACGGGCAGGGGAGAGGCCGAGTTCGTGCGCATAAGCGGCGAGCTCGTCGGTCAGCATCCAGCTGTCGGAAAGGCGTTGGCCGTCATGAGGGGCCTGTCGCGGGGTACCGGGTGACTCACTGTCACTGTCTTTGTCACTGTCCCTGTCAGCGCGGAAGGAAGCGTCCCGTCCTTCGGTTGTCCCATGGGACAGAGAAGCCCCCGAGCGGAGGCGGGCGCGTTGGCGGGCCTTACGTTCCCTTTCTTTGCGGCGCATGGCAAAGGCTTTGATGGCCTCTTGGGCAATGAGCGGATGATAAAGTCGTCCATCAGAGCACTGCATCCAGCCATGCAGGGCAATATCCCGCACGCAGTCCCATGTGCTTCCGGTCATGGAGAGATGGGCCAAAATGCGCTCATCGGCTGGAAGGCTCCCAGCGGGGACTTGCAGCCATGCTTTGCACCATAAGGTTAAAGCGGCTTTAAATTCAGCGCCGGTCGAAAGCGCGTATAGGTCGCTATCGAGCAGGCGGGTCGCAAAAAGAGGCATGAAATCATAGCCGCGAAGGTCACAATCAGGAGATGTGAGGGGAGCAGGCAGGTCAGTCATGGCGGGTCTCTTGTAAAAACGCTGTTGAGGGCAGGGTGAGGTAAAGGTCGGGTCGCCATATATGACGCGGAATGCCTAAGGTGCGTTCCAATTGCACAAGCCGCGAGGCGGGAATGCGTCCGGCGCGTTTCCAGCCCTGAACGGTGGAAGGGGGAAGGCTCAGCTGACGTGCCACGTCACGCGTGCCACCGAGGCGATCAATGAGGGTGTGTATCATGTTCAT